ATGGCAACCGTTTCTGAACAAATTCAGCAGATCTACATCGGCCTGCTGGGTCGCGCCGCTGACCAGGCTGGTCTGGACTACTGGGCCGCTGAGATCAACAGCGGTGCTCTGACCCTTGAGCAGCTCCGCGCCAACATCGTTAACGAGCAGCCGGAATACGCTGCCGGCCAGGGCAGCATGACGCGTGCCCAAGCGGTTGCCGACCTGTACGAGAACCTCTTCAACCGTCAGCCGGAAGCTGCTGGCCTGGAATACTGGGTCAATGGCGGTGGTGCCAGCGTGAATATCGACCAGCTCGTGCTGGCATTGATCGCCGGTGCTTCGGCTGCTGATCAACTGGTCTTGGATAACAAGACCGAAGTGGCTGAGTACTACACCGCCGCCGCTGGCGCTGATTACACCGCTGACGCTGCAAAGGCTGCGGTTGACAATGTCGATGCGACGCGCGGTTCGGTCGATGCTGCTAAGGTAGCTATCGATTCGGGTACTGTGGCTTCGGGTCAGACTTTCATGCTCACTGTTAGTCAGGACACCCTGACTGGTACTGCCGGCAACGATACCTTCACCGCTGGTGTCGCTGGCGACACCCAGGCCAACCTGGCTGACACGCTGCAGAGCATTGACTCCATCAACGGCGGCGCTGGTACCGACACCCTGAACGTCACTCTGAACGGTGGCGTTGCTGTTACCCCGACGCTGGCTGCTATTGAGAACATCACCCTGCGTTCCACGACCAACGCATCCGAGCTTGACCTGTCTGGCTCTACCGATGTTGCCAAGGTGTCCGTGTCGTCCAGCACCGCGACTGCCGTCGTGAGCGGTTTGAATGATGTTGCCAGCTTGGAAGTTTCCAGCCAGAGCAAGAACGTGACCTTCTCCGGCTCTACCGCTACTGCCCTGACTCTGGGTCTGACCGGCGTTGCAGCTACCGCTGACACCACCGTTGATCTGGATGATGCTGCTGCGACCTCGCTGACGCTGAACCTGAGCGGCAACGGCACCGGCCTGACCAAGAATGTCCTGACGCTCGACCAGAACGCAGCGACTGCTACCGCTGTTACTGTGAACGTGACGGGCGCTAACTACGTTGATGGCGTTCTCGCCCTCGACGCAGCCAAGACCCTGAACGTTGCTGGCACGGGTTCCCTGACGGTTGATGGTACCAATACCCTCCTGACCGCTCTGCAAACCCTGAACGTTACCGGTGGTGCTTCCGTCGATCTGTCTGACATCGGTACCCTGGGCGCGCTGAAGACTGTTGCTGCTGGCTCGACCACTGGTGACGTTTCCATCATCGTCGATGACACCGCGACTGCTTTGGCTACCGGTTCGGGTGACGATGTTGTCGAATACACGGCCGCCATTGCTGCTTCTGCCACGGTTTCCCTTGGCGCTGGTGATGACGAGCTGACCGTTACCGACGCTGACAAGACTGCAGTGATCAGCGGTGGTGAAGGTACCGATACGCTGGCTGGCTTGGTTGCTGACATTGCTGCGCTGACTGCCGATGCCGACAAGTCGGCTGCGTTTGCCGGTTTCGAAGTGTTGAAGGTTACCGATGCTCTCGGTACTGGCGACAACGTTGATGTCTCCGCGATTGACGGTGTGACCAGCTTTGTCGCTGGTGCTGGTGTTACCAGCACTGAAACGGCTACTGTTTCCGGTATTGGTGCTAACGCAACTGTTACGCTGGAAGGCGCCATTGCCAATGACGGCGACTTGACCGTTACCCTGGCTGACGCAACTGGTAGCGCTGACGTTCTGAACCTGGTGCTGAACAAAGCAGCTCCGGCCGACAACGCCAACACGACTGTCGAGTACACCGCAGTGACTATCGGTGTTGCAGCGGCTGGTGTTGAAACGGTGAACCTGACGGCTAACGCCGCTGGTGCTGCTGACGGCGATATCGACCTGAACAACTACACCGTTACGCTGACTGACACCGCGCTGACCACTCTGAACATCAGCGGTGCTCACAAGGTTACCTTCGCTGCTGACGCGACGATGGATAAGCTGGTCACCATCGATGCATCCGCCACTACTGGCGGTGTTGATATTGATGTTGATCTGGTCGATACGAAGGCTGTGACGATCACCGGCGGTTCCGGTGACGACACCATCAAGGGCTCGGACTTCGCTGACACCATCAACGGCGGCGCTGGCAATGACACCATCACCGGTGGTGCCAAGGCTGATGCACTGAATGGTGGCGAAGGCAATGATGTGTTCGTGATGGCTGCGACCACCGACTCCACCCTGATCAACCTCGACGTGATCACTGGCTTCGTGGCGAACACCTTCGGTCAAGGTACCGACGGTGCTGCTACCGATGCTGGCGCTGACATCGCGGACATCGCTGACTGGACGGGTGACGTGATTGATCTGTCTGCTATTGCTGGTGGCCTGACCAAGATTGCCGTTAGTGTTCAGACCAATGCTTCGGATGCTCAGACCTACCTGCAAAACATCGGTGACTCTACCAACGACACCATCGGCGTTGCTCTGGACTCCTCCAGCGGCAAGCTGTATATCGACGTCGGTTCCGACGGTACGGTCGACTCGGTGATCCAACTCACCGGCGTGACCACCATCGACGAGGCTGCCTTCATCATCTAATCTCCCCCGGAGACAAGCACCCGCCCTCGGGTAGGTGCTTGAGGTGATTAAAACCCTGTCCTTCGAAAGAAGGGCGGGGTTTTTTCCATAAGGGCCTTGAGAATGCGCAGGGTCTTAATGGAAGAAAGCAGTCAAGGAGCCGTCGCCATCGCAAAACCAGATCCCGCCCTGGTCGCCATCCTGGTTAACCGGGAGCACAGCCGCCTATCGAGCCAGGTCAAGACGCTGGAAAAGGTGCTGCACGCGCCGTTTTCCGACAAGGAGCACCAGCGCCTGCTCACCCTGGTGGCCAACTGGCGTGCCCTGCTGGCGTTTGACGATGGTGCCCCGAGGCTGGCCGATGCGCTGGAGAGCTTCGCGGCTGCCTACCGGCAGCGCTCACCCGACCAGGAGCGACTCCACGACGAGGTGGTCTTCCAGGCCGGTGTCTACCGGATGGGCCACTGGGGGCTTGTCAAGCACTTCATCCCCTGCGTCACCGACTGCCTGGACAACTTCGGCAGTGTTCTGCCCAAGTACCGCGATGCCTTCAAGCGCCGATACGAGGCTGACGGCAATCTGAGCGTGGAAGCGCAGTCGCAGCTACTCAAGGCGCAGTACGCCTTGATCCCCAACCGCCGAGATCCCTACCGGCACGAAGAGATGAAGCGCCGAGGGCTGGTCAGCGCCGACGGCATCGTGCCGATGGGCGTGAAGGAAGCACTGGCGCTGATCGAACGGGACGAGGCGCAGGCCGCGCAACCAGCCAAGCGTGGCGTCGTAGCGTGGGTGGCGGATCGGTTTCGGCGCAAAGAGTGAGCGCGCAGGGGGGCTATGGAAAGCGAACAAATGGATTCAGGGGGTGCGGCCTCAAAATGGGAACAAGCTCTTCAACGGTTAGAAATAACAGCGGAGCAGCGTCTCGTCATCGATAACGCCAAGGCAAAGCAGGCAGACGATTGGTCGCTGGATGAGGCTGATCTGATGATTCGCGTCAGTCGTGAAGCGCGTCGTCTTCAGGCCGTTGATGAATACAAGACTCTACCTCGAGATGACCGTGAGCGGGAGCACCAGCGAGTTTGGCAATTGATTGGCGGATATACCGCCTTCATAGCTGCGGCCTGCCTTGCAGTAATCAGCGCATCAAAATCTGAGGGCAGTTACGCATTCGCATTCTCGTTCTGGGTAATCTCTCTGCCGTTTCTGTGCGGCTCAATGCTGCTCGATTACCACGTTCGAGTGAGGCAGGCGAGGCTTAACAGCAAAGTCCGGAGCTTCTTGCTGACAGTCGGAGTTCTATCAAGCCACTTGGGCACAGCAGGGATCGTGAGCACATATTCGTGGGTTGCAGCGGTTGTTTATGGGCTGTGCCCAGTGTTGGTCGGCCTATATCTGCACGAAACCATTGCGCTTGGAGGCAGAGAAAACTTCGAGGATCTTTAAATTGAGTGACAAGCTGTACATCATCGGCAACGGCTTCGATCTCCATCACGGGATGCCGACCAAGTTCTCAGATTTCCGAACTTTCGCTCGTAAGACTGCCCCTGAGCTGCATCGTGCCGTTGATGACTATCTGCCGGTGAACAATGACTGGTCTGATCTTGAGGATGCACTCGCCGCGCTGGATGTAGACACCGTCATCGAGGACCTGATCGGCTTCATGCCATCCTACGCTGCAGATGACTGGCGCGACTCCGGTCACCATGACTTTCAGTTTGAAGTGGATCGCGTGGTCCGCCAGCTTTCGATGGAGCTGAGGTCAGTTTTTGCCCGATGGGTCCGGCAGGTCGAAGTCCCGAATCTTGCCAATGCGCCTGGAGTCCATCGCCTGACGAGCATTTACCCCAGTGCATCATTCTTGACGTTCAACTACACGCCCACCTTGGCTGATCTATACGGCGTGCCGTTGGAGCGCACGCTTCATATCCATGGCGCGTCTTCTGATGATGATCAGGAACTGATCCTGGGGCACGGCTGGAATCCGGCGATGCGCAAATCGCTGAATGACCGTCCAGATATCGAGGATCTGGACACCCGAATGATCGAAGCGCACCAGATCCTGGATCAGTATTTCAGCGCCACATTCAAGCCGTCACAACAGTTGATCGCGCAGCACCAGGAATTCTTCAAGGCATTGGACGCGGTCACACAGGTCACCGTCCTTGGGCACTCCCTTTCGGATGTGGACGCAGAGTATTTTCGGGCGCTGCTTGCGGTGCCAGCCGTGGCCTCGGCCACCTGGGCGGTGGCTTGCCGCCACAGCGACGATTCTGTTGAAAAAACTCAGCGGCTCGCTAACTTGGGCTTGCCGGCAAGTCAGATCAGGGCGGTTGCATGGGCCACACTTTGATTGACCGTTAACAAAACAGTTGACGCCGTATCTTCACTTCCCCTACAATCGCCGTTAATCAATCACGCAACGGTTAACGGTCATGGGCTTCGGCACCTTCATTCGAGAAAAACGCGAGCAGGCCAATGTGCCGATGAACGAGTTCGCCCGCAGCTTAGGCATCTCGCCGGCCTACTGGTCACGCATCGAGCGTGAGCTGGAGAAAGCGCCCAAGGATGAGCTGATCACCAAGGCCGCTGAGGCGTTGGGGCTCAACCCCGACGAGGCCTACATCGAGGCCAGCCGCTTGCCCCCCGATATGCAGAAGGACGTCAGCACCGTCGTTCGCCTGTACCGCAAAAACTTGGGTTAAGGCGGTGACGCATGCCAGCGCTTTCCCTGCGGTATGACTATTGCTCCCTTCACAAGCCCCGCTACCTGAACAAGCCGGCCATCGAGATGGTGGCCCGAGAGGCCAGAGCACAGCTTTTGTCTGCTGGCACCGATGCGCTGACACTAGAGAAACTGGCCGCCATCTCCGACCTGACCATCAACGGCCTGCCGTACCAGTTGTGGGTCAGCCTGGAGCACCCGGTCACCGATGAATCAGGCCAGCCGGTGCTGGGCCTGTGCGAGTTCGACCCGGACTGCGGCGAGGACGCCGTGTCGGTGCTGGTTTCACCGGTCGGTGAGCAACTCACCCCCGAGCTGGCGCTCTCCACCTTCGCTCACGAACTGGGCCACGCCATCTTTGACGCTCCTGCCTGGCTGATCGCTGCCAAGCAAGGGCCAGGCTTGTTCGACGAACCGGACACCAGCCAACGTCGCGCCTATCGCACCGCCACACCGGATGCCGAGCACCTGGGCGCCACGACCCTGCCGCAAAACACCGCACTCGAAAAAGAGATCCGCATCGCCGAGTTCCGTGCCAACGAGTTCATGGGCTCGCTGCTGGTGCCGCGTGACCGGCTGGTCGAACTGGCTGTGGCCCGTGCGTCAGACTTCGATGTCGGCATTGAACGCGACGGCGGCCTGTCCGACGAACTCCACGCCGCCACACCGCGCTTGGTCGAGCGAGGCACCTTCGGCTTCGTTGGTATGGAAAACCTTCAGCGCGAACTGGCTGCGACCTTCGGCGTGAACCCCAAGTTCATCCGCGTGCGGATGGAGCGTTACGGGCTGCTGCCCGCTCTGCCTGGTAGAGGACAAAGATGAGTTACTGATCGGATGCACAGCTCGCCGGCCTGGTGCCGGCGTTTTTTGAAGCCTGCGATTAACAAATCGCGCAATCGTATAACAACCCGCCACTCGTAAAGGAGAACAAGAATGGCAGAAGTCGACGTGATGGAAAACCGCGAGTCAGACCCGACGGCCCTCGCCGCAGAGGCGACTGCTACGGGTGGCGACAAACTGCGTAAGCCACGGGCCACTGATGGTGGGCCGGAGATCCTGCCCGATATGGGCCACTATGTGACCCTGGTGCGCAAGATCCGGCATCGGCCGCTGGTGGCACAGTGGCTGCAGCATCTGCACCCGGAGGATCTGCCCGCCATCGAGTGGAACCACAAGGTCTGCGCCAGCTACAAGCAGAGCCTCTTCACTGTGGTCGCGGGTCTGTCCGGTGCTATCCGTCAGCGGGTGGAGGAAGCCGCTCAGCGCATCTTGCTGCTGTCGGATGACTATGGGTGCGAGGCCGTCAAATCGCTGTTGAGTGAAGACAACGAGACTGAGCAGCAGGCGGTTGCAGCCGCCGGCGACAAGTACGACCGTGCGCTCTACCTGTACCTGTGTCGGCTGGCGGACGACGGTGACCGTCGCTTCGAGCAGGCCGAAACCACCCGCCAGCAGAACAGGCAGTGGAAGTCTGAAACCTACGCCAGCCACTTCCGAGGGCCGAAGGCGGTGGATATCGCACTGGACGACACGCTCAAGGACAAACTCAAGACGGCGATTGCCGCCATCTACCCGCAGGCACCGTTGCAAGATGTGGTCATCGAGCATTTCCAGCGGCGCGATCTGACCCAGGACGAGGACCGTGGCGGTGAGGATGACTCGGCCCCAGTTTGGCTGCACACCATCGTGGTCGGCTTCAATGGCAAGGAAACCCACTGGGACAAGATCGTCGATGGCGAGGTGACCACGCGGCACGACCAGGCCCTGCAGCGCATCACCTTCTCGTATGAGCCGAGCACCGGAGCGCTGTCGGTGTTCTGCGACGACCGCAATGCCCGTCAGGAACTCGCCAAAGCCCTGCGCGATGTGGTGCTGGCCAGCGACACTGAAATCGCCGAAATGCCGCTGCGCGAGTTCAGTCTCAACGCCTTTGGCAGCCCTGAGGTGTTCAACCTGCTCCAAACCGAGCACGGCGATGGCATCGAGCGCATCAGCATCAACCAGATCAAGGTAGCCAAGTGCTTCGATCAATTGGGTGCGGATGGTGGCACCCATCATATTTCGAGTGGCTTGACCATCCATCGCGACCGGCGCGACCGCCGTGACGTCTATGTCGTGGCCAGAGAAGACCACCGTCTGGCGGATTTGAGCGGCTACGAATTGGTGCAGGTCAAGCTGGTGCTGCGCATGGCCAAGCAAAAGGAGCGCCGTGCCCACAACATCGTGGTGCAGATCACCGCGCCCAACGGCCTGAACGACAACGCCAAGACCGAGGACGAGCGCCAGCTGGTGATGCGCCTCTTGAAACGCTGGCAGATTGTCACCGAGTTTTGAGGAGGCCGCCGATGCTGACAGAAACGCTGCAACGGCTGGAGCGGCTGGACACCATGGACAGCACGTTGTTCGGCAGCGAGCTACGGAGCTTTGGTCGCGTACTGCTGGACAAGGGTTGGATCGCCGCCATTGGTTACTTCAGCCACATCGATGTCGAGGTGATGGACGACATCTTCGAGGAGGTCGAGGTCACGGTCGACGAAGCCGCTGGCCGTTACACCTACCCACACCCATTCCGGCGCACGGTGATCCTGAGCCGCCCGTTGTCCGACGTCACCCGCTACCGCTTCCAGCGCGAGCCCTTCTTCGACCACCTCGCCACGCTGCTGGGCATCGAGCCTCGGTTTGCCGGACGCCGGCGTTGCCTGGTCGAGCATCACCTCTGGTATCTCGGTGAGATTCGCGTCGGCCACAGCCACGCCTTTGCACCAATTTTCTTCGGGCGACGGCTCCAGGATGCGTCAGCTGAGCAGATCACCTCTGCCTTGTCCGACCCGGCGTTCGGCAGCGGCGGTGTGGTGCTGGCACTGACCGATCCGAAGATCGGCTTGCCCAACGGCCACCAGCTGCGCACCGTCAAGGATCTGCTGGTCGTGGAGGACGGCGAGGAGCAGTTCGATCTGCCGGTGCTGGAGCGGATTTTGGTCGGGCTGCCTGCAGACCCGGCCGACGAGCCTGAAGAGTGGTTCGATGCGAAGACCGGAGGTTTGCGATTGCAGCACATGCCAGAAGTGGCCTATTTCTCTGGCATTCAATTGCGGATCATGGAACTCTTCTGGAAATCGCGCGATGGCGCTCCCCTGTCATGGGCGGAGGTCAAGCGCCGGACATTCACGGCCAGCAAGGGGATTGATGACGCATTCAAAGGTCGGGATTGGTCGCAGTGGATCGAGCGCGTTGGCCACGGCAAACTCAGGCTGCGCACATCCCGCTCGGCGTAGTGCTATGCCCGGCTTGGGCTCATCGGCCGATCTGACGACTCAGGCGAGTTGAGATCGATGGTCGCCATCCGCCTCAGTGACGGATGGCGCAGGGGCAAGCGTTCCCAAGGCCCGCCATACGCTTTGAATGGGCGTAAATGGGAGCCTAGTTTGCTCTGAATTGAACGCGTTACGCGTCGGCTTCGTCAAGGTCGTAGTAGCTGTCGTCGACGCTCGCGCCGATGTCGAGCTCCATGTCGTTCATCAGGCAGACTCGACCAGCCTTCCAGACCCTCACAACACCTTTGACCAGGATGTTGTCGCCACTGAAAGGTTTGTCAGGGTCTTGATCCATGCCGACATTGCCTTCGACCGGAATCTCCCAAAACTCGCGGCTGTCCTTCAGCACCTCATCGGGCTCAGTCGCCTCGAGGTAGGCCCCTTCGAAATAGGCGTTCGTGTTGGCGGCTGCATCGGACACGGCGTCGTGATCCATCACCGTGTCATTGGCAAACCGAACCACGACATCTTCGATGAAGTCCAGCGGGGTCAGGAAAACGGCAGGTGCTTCAGGATCACTCTTGATGGCGGCGGCTATCGCATCAGCGATCTGATCTGACGCCGCGCCGTAGCCCAGGGATGTTGCTCGGGCGGACAAGCCTGCCACGTCCAGGATGACAAAGTCTGCCCCAGCAATACCGGGGGCTTCTTCGCTGGATGCCTGGATGGCCGCCAAGCTGCCATAGCCCAGGCTGGCTGCAAGTAACTGTTGCGTGTGGCCCAGCGAAATGGAAACACCGGACGCAACGAGACTTTGGCGGGCGATGAACGCAAGGGAACTGAAGTCGGATTTCATTGAAATTCTCCAAATTCTGCGCGGGACGTTGAGCGATTACGCATCCAGCACAGTGGGAATCCCAATGGTCGGATGAAAACTTCAGGGTGCAACGAGATGCCCTTTTTTGAGTCGCTCACAACTCGGGCGGGTGCCTGATCGAAATTCTACGCCAGGTGGTGAAAGGATTCAAAGGTGCTGGGCAACCTGCCCACTGATGTTTCCGGAAAGTTTTCAGGAAATCGTCCGGACACCTTCCGGAAATGGATGCGAAGAATGGGTAACTCCTTAACCACCAAGGAGTTGCGAAATGCAAACCCATTCGACGGCCCTCGCGGCCACGGCTTCGGCCACCCCCCAACCGACTGTCCCCGTCATCGACATCGGCAGTCTTCCCCTCCAACTCGAAGACCTGACGCGCGAGCGCATCAAGGCGCTGCCCAAGCCAGCACTGCAGGAACTCTCTGTCCTGCTTGCGGGAATGGACCGCGCTATCGATCACGCCCGTGAACAGCTGACTGCTGCGCTCGATGACCTCTACGGCGACGCCGCCCGAGCGCAACTGCTCGATGCGGGCAAGGACACCGGCACCACGCACCTGAACGACGGTGATCTGGCTATCACGGTCGAGATCAAGAAGTCGGTGGCCTGGGATCAGCAGGAACTGGCCGCCATTGCCCAGCGCATCGCCAACAACGGCGACGACCCCGCTGAATACATCGACGTGAAGTATTCAGTCTCCGAGCGCAAGTTTGCCGCCTGGCCGGAAACCCTGCGCCGTCCCTTCGAGGCTGCCCGCACCCTCAAACCCGCCAAGCCGGCCTTCCGTCTGGCACTCGTTGGGGAGGGCAAGTGATGGCACTCCCAATCATCAGCGCCGACCAGCGCCTCGCCGAAAAACGCTGTGCCAAGGTCGCCCTCGTGGGCGTACCCGGTGCCGGTAAGACCTCCCAGATCCGCACCCTGAACGCCACTAGCACCTTGCTGGTGGACACCGAGGCGGGCGATCTGTCCATCCTCGACTGGGCCGGCGACACCCTGCGACCGCGCACCTGGCCGGAGTTCAAAGACCTGGTGGTGTTTCTCGCCGGGCCGAGCCCGAGCGCCAATCCCGACCAAGCCTTCTCGCAGGCCCACTTCGATCACGTCTGCCAGAGGTACGGCGACCCGGCGCAGCTGGCCAAGTACGACACCTACTTCGTCGACAGCCTGACTGTGCTCTCGCGGATGTGCCTGGCCTGGTGCAAAACCCAGCCCGCCGCCTTCTCCGAGAAGACCGGCAAGCCCGACACGCGGGGCGCCTACGGTCTCTTGGGCACCGAGATGATCGGTGCGCTCACCCACCTGCAGCACGTGCGGGACAAGCACGTCATCTACGTCTGCATCCTGGAAGAGAAGCTCGACGACTTCAATCGCCGCATCTACCAGCTGCAACTCGAAGGTGCCAAGACCTCGGCCGAGCTGCCGGGTGTGCTCGATGAAGTCATCACGCTCGCGATCTTGAAAGCAGACGACGGCACCCCGTACCGCGCCTTTGTCACCGGCGCGGACAACACCTGGGGTTTCCCGAGCAAGGACCGCAGCGGCCGGCTCGACCCCATCGAAGAACCCCACCTTGGAAAGCTCATCGCCAAGTGCCTCGGCCGCGATGCCGCAGCTCGCCCAACTGCGACTGCCGTGCAGACCAGTCCCGCTTTCCCGACCGCCAACGAATTTCAGGAGTAACCCGCCATGTCCAACTGGAACGATTTCAACGACGCTGAACAGCAGCAGTCCTTCGACCTCATCCCGCGCAACACGGCGGCCAAGCTGCGCCTGACCATCAAGCCAGGCGGTTTCGATGACCCGGCACAGGGCTGGACCGGTGGCTGGGCCACCCAGTCCTTCGAGACTGGCGCGGTTTACCTCGCCTGCGAGGGTGTGGTGATGGAAGGCCCGTTCGCCAAACGCAAGATCTGGTGGAACGTTGGCCTGCACAGCCCCAAGGGGCCGACCTGGGGGAACATGGGGCGCACCTTCATCCGCGCTGCGCTCAACTCCGCGCGCAAGGTCCACCCGTCTGACAACAGCCCCCAGGCCCAGACCGCCCGTCGCATCAGCGGTTTTGCCGACCTGGATGGCCTGGAGTTCGCCGCGCGCATCGATATCGAGAAGGATGGCCGGGGCGAGGACCGCAACACCGTCAAGGCCGCCATCGAGCCGGACCACCGCGACTACGCCTTGGTCATGGGCGTTGCACCGAAGAGCAATCCGGGTGGCGGCCAGTCGGGTGCACCAGCAGCGGTCGCGGCCCCGAGCTACACGCCGCCCGCTGCCGCGCGTCCTGCCCAATCCGCCGTCCCCAGCGGCAAGCCCGCCTGGGCGCAGTGAGGGAGGGCGTGACGATGATGAGCACACCTATTCTCACGACCAGCCACTACGGCGTGGTGCGCTTTGGCGACCTGGCGGTGGAAGCTGTGGTGCTGGAAGACGGCACCCGGGGCTATGTCCAGCGCCAGCTGGCCACGGCCATCGGCCTGCATGAGTCCCGCCGGGGCAGCCAGCTCAAGACGCTACTGTCGGATGTTGCCCCCGGTGCGGCCGAGGTTCTGCAGGAAAACGCCTGCAGCATCCGCCTGCCCTCCGGTCAGACCACGGCCTTCTTTCCGGCTGGGGTGATCAGCGAGGTCGCCTCCGGCGTGATCGATGCCGCGCTCGAAGGCCGGCTGCACCGCAAGCGCCAGCACCTGGTGCCCAACTGCCAGCGCATCCTCAAAGCTCTGGCCAAGACCGGTGAAGTCGCGCTGATCGACGAGGCCACCGGCTACCAGTACCACCGTGCCCCGGATGCGCTGCAGGCCTTGATCTCGCGTCTGCTGCGCGAGCGCGTGGCCAGCTGGGAGCGGCGCTTCAGCCCCGACTACTACCGGGCACTGTTTCGCCTGTTCGGTTGGCACTACCAGGGCCATCAGCAAAATCCGCCGGCGGTGATCGGCCAGATCACCCTGCGCTGGGTATACGACGTGATCATGCCCCGCGAAATCATCGAGGAGATCCGCAATCGCAAGCGCCTCTCCGACAAGGCACACCAGTGGCTCAGCGAAGGTGGTCTCGCCTTGCTCGAGAAGCAAATCCACGCGGTGACCATGATCGCGCGCTCGTCGATGACCTACCGGGACTTCGACACCCGCTGCGCCACGGCCTTCGGCAGCCAACCGCTGCAGATGACCCTCTTCATCGGTGCGCTGGAGGGAGGGCAATGAATGGCCGGGCAATGTTGGGCTTGCCGCCGGCAGGCCCGTGGCCTCGGCCACAGCGACAACCGCTTCAAGGTCGGCGAATCGCGCCGGTATCCGATGGACTGGGTCTTCTGCAGCCGCCAATGCCAGGACGCGTTTCACGCGCTCTACGGGCAGTGGCTGCGCACCGACCCTCGGCAGGAGGAGGTGCTCATGGTTGATGCGACTGAATTTGAGCGCGCAGCGATGCGCGCTTGCCTGAAGTTCTTCGGTGAGGCGGCCGGCGAGATAGGCTTTGACAAGCCCCTGGGTCACTACAGCGAGGCCGAGGCCTCGCAGGTGATCGAGGCCATCGTCACCGGCTGGACGGAAGCGATGGCGGCTCATCACCAGCAGGCGAAGTACCCGCCGGTACGGGGTATGGAGTCCTATGAGACGCAGGCACCACAGCCGGTGGCCAAGTTGGGGCCGACCCCGGCGCCGGCCTTCGACCCAGAGCATCCCTTCGCGGATCTGGAGGACGACCTGCCCTGGGAAACCGGGGAGCCGGTGGCTGCCAAGGGTACTCAGCGTGGGAGGGCGAAGTGATGTTGGATTTCAATCATCGCCCCGCCTTCCACGAGCGGGTGACAGGCTTCATCGATGCCGCCCTGGATGCCGAGCGGGCCGAGCAGACCCCGCGCGACTACCTCGGTGCCTCCCGACTGGGCGTGTCCTGCGAACGGGCCCTGCAGTACGAGTACGCCGGTGCGCCGGTTGATCCCGGCCGGGGTTTCTCCGGCCGCATCCTGCGGGTGTTCGAGGTCGGCCATGTGCTGGAGGACCTGGCCGTACGCTGGCTGCGCATGGCTGGCTTCGAGTTGCACAACCAGAAAGCCAACGGTGGTCAGTTCGGGTTCTCGGTGGCGGGTGGCCGAATCAAGGGCCACGTCGACGGGATCATCACGGCGGCACCACCAGAGCTGGGGCTGTCGTTCCCGATGCTCTTCGAGTGCAAGACCATGGCCGACAAACACTGGAAGGCCTGTGCCAAATCCGGTGTGGCGTTCACCAAACCTGTCTATGCCGCCCAGATGGCGACCTACCAGGCCTATATGGAAGGCACGGTCGAAGGGATCAGCCGCAACCCGGCGCTCTTCACCGCCATCAACAAGGACACCCAGGAGCTGTGGTTTGAGCTGGTGCCTTTCGATGCGGCGCTCGCCCAGAAGATGTCCGACCGGGCCGTGCGGGTGATCCAGGCGACCGAGGCAGGCGAGCTCTTGCCCCGCGCCTTCGCCGAGGCCAGCCACTTCGAGTGCAAGTTCTGCTCGTATGCGCAGCGCTGCTGGGGAGGTGTGTCATGAGCACAGCTTTCAAGCAGCGCAAGCCGGCCAAGGCCACCCAGACGGTGTGGGTCGAGCGCTGGATGCCACCCAAACCCCTGGTCGGCCTGCAGGCCATCGAGAAGGTGCTGGGCCGTCACACCTTCCTGGTGACCCCGGAGTCTCGGCTGGTGGTGGCGGTGCTCGCCCGTGCCATCCACGACAGCCTGAGTCTGACCAACCGCCGGATGCGGCGGGAGGCGCGGCGCTTTCTGCTCGGGGACGACCTCACGCTCTGGTGCGACCTGGTGGGACTGCATCCGGACTTCGTGCGCTTCGTCGCCCGCAAGGCCGGCTACCTAGCCGATGAGAAGGCGCACTGGAAAAAAGTACCAGTGAGGGTGCCGATCAAGGTGCCGGTGCCAAGCGCGCCCAACGAACCGGTCGTCAGCGCCAGCAGCTCTCCGGTGCATTCCATCACCTGCCAAGCCCACACCCATCAGCCACAGGGAGGACTGATCCATGCTTGATTTCAATTCGGTGCCGCCGGTGGCCAATCCCGCTGGCGGTGATCTCAACCAACAGCGCGATGCTATCCGGGCGGATCTGCTCGCCCGGCTGGAATCGGTGCTGATGACGCTGCTGCCGGCCGGCAAGAAGCGTGGCCAAAAATACCTGGTCGGTGATGTGCTGGGCAGCCCCGGCGACAGCCTGGAAGTGTCGCTCAAGGGTGAGACGGCAGGACTCTGGCACGACCACGCTACCGGTGAAGGTGGCGACATCTTCGATCTGATTGCAGCCCACCACGGGCTCGACACCCAGGCGGACTTCGCCCGGGTGTTGGAGATCGCCGGGCAACTGGTCGGACGGGCCACCAGCCATCCGCCCAAACGCAAGAAGGCGGAAGCCCCGGTCGACGAGCTGGGGCCTGCCAGCGCCAAGTGGGACTACCTGGACGCTGGTGGCAATCTCATTGCCTGCGTCTACCGCTACGACCCAGCACCAGGCAGGAAGGAATTCCGCCCGTGGGACGCCAAGCGTCGGAAGATGGCACCACCCGAGCCGCGCCCGCTCTACAACCAGCCGGACATTGCCATCGCCGAGCAGGTGATTCTGGTCGAGGGCGAAAAGTGCGCCCAGGCCTTGATTGAGGCGGGCATCAGCGCGACCACCGCGATGCACGGGGCCAATGCGCCGGTCGACAAGACCGACTGGTCACCGCTGGCCGGCAAAGCTGTGCTCATTTGGCCGGATCGGGACAAGCCGGGCTTTGGCTATGCCGAGGCGGCTTCGCAGGCTGTGCTCATGGCGGGCGCCACCTCCTGCGCCATCCTGTTGCCGCCCGATGCCAAACCGGAAGGCTGGGATGCGGCCGATGCGTTGGCCGAGGACTTCGACGTGGTGGGATTCATCACCACCGGACCGCGCATCACGGTGCAGCCCTTCGAGGATGATCCTGCGGCCTTCGATCATTTTGGATCTTCCGATCACGACGATACCCACGACAGCGATGCCACGGTCTGGGGAACCGAAGATGCCCTGGCGGTGAGCTTCACCCGCCGCTACCAGCGCGACTGGCGCTACATCGCGGCCTGGGGCAAGTGGCTGATGTGGGATGGACAGCGCTGGCGGGCGGAGGAGACCTTGGCGGCCACGGATCTGATCCGTCACGTCTGTCGTCACGCAGCGGTGCGTGCGGACAGCAGCAAGGTCGCGGCCAAGCTGGCTGCCAGTAGCACCGTGGGTGGGGTGGAACGTCTGGCACGCTCTGACCGCCGGCACGCGGCGACCACGGACGAGTGGGATGCCGACATCTGGCTGATCAACACGCCTGGTGGTGTGGTGGATCTGCGCACAGGGCGGATGCGAGCGCACGACCGGGCTGACCGGATGACCAAGATCGCCTCGGCGACCCTGGTGGCGGGCAGCACTTGCCCGACCTGGCTGCGGTTCCTGGACCAAGTCACCGGCGGTGATGCCGAGCTGCAGTCCTACCTGCAGCGGGTGTTCGGCTACTGCCTGACCGGCGCGACCAGTGAGCACGCCTTGTTCTTCCTCTACGGCACCGGGGCCAACGGCAAGTCGGTGTTCGTGAACACGCTCTTCACGCTGTTGGGTGACTACGCCGCCAACGCGCCCATGGACACCTTCATGGAAACGCGCGGTGACCGGCATCCGACCGATCTGGCGGGACTGCGGGGTTCGCGCTTCGTGGGTGCCACTGAGACCGAGCAGGGGCGGCGCTGGAACGAGTCGAAGATCAAGGAGATCACCGGTGGCGACCGGGTGTCCGCGCGTTTCATGCGCCAGGACTTCTTCACCTATGTGCCCCAGTTCAAGTTGGTGATCGCAGGCAATCACAAGCCGGCCATCCGCAACATCGACGAGGCGATGCGCCGGCGTCTGCACCTGATCCCCTTCACGATCACCGTGCCCCCGGAAAAGCGCGACAAGCAGCTGCAGACCAAGTTGCTGGCTGAGGCCAACGGGATCTTCAGCTGGGGTGTCGAGGGCTGTCTGGCCTGGCAGCGGGAGGGGCTCAAGCCACCGAAACCCGTGCTCGATGCCACCGATGAGTACTTCGAGGCGGAAGACGCACTGGGCCGCTGGCTCGAGGAGCGCTGCGTGCGCCACCCCAATGCCAAGGCACTGACCGCCGAGCTTTTCACCGACTGGAAACAGTGGGCCGAAGCCGCCGGCGAATTCGTCGGCTCGCAAAAGCGCTTCGCCGATCTGCTGCTCACACGGGGGCTGGAGAAGTGGCGTAACGGCATGGGGCTGCGGGGATTCCAGGGCGTGGGCCTGCTGGAGACCCCGAAGGATCGCTTCACGCCCTATGCCGACAACTGACCCAAACCATGAAACGACGCGGTTCTGACGGATCGGACAGACTCACTGATTTACGCCTACACGCGCGCACGCGTGAAGAGGGTAACCGGCAAACCTGTCCGATCCGTCAGACCGCCCAAAACACAGGACTGACGAACATGACGACAACGATTTTGGCCCTCGACCTGGGCTCTCAACTTGGCTGGGCATTGTCTGGCCGCGATGGACTTATCAACGGCGGTAGCGAGAATTTCCGCCCGCAGCGTTTCGAAGGCGGCGGCTTTCGGTACCTGCGTTTCAAGCGCTGGCTCACCGAGATCAAGCAGTGCGCTGACGGCATTGATCTGGTGGTGTACGAGGAGGTCAGGAACCACAAAGGCGTGGATGCTGCGCATATCTACGGCGGCTTCATGGCCCACCTGACCGCCTGGTGCGAACACCACCAGATTCCGTACCAGGGTGTGCCGGTGGGCACGATCAAGAAGCACGCCACGGGCAAGGGCAATGCCGGCAAGGCCGAAATGATCGCGGCGGCCACGGCGCGCGGTTTCGACCCGGTCGACGACAACCACGCCGATGCGCTGGCGCTGCTGGACTGGGCGATGGATCAAGGAGGTGTGGCATGCGTATGAGCACACCTTCGATTCCAAGTCAGCTGGGCCGAATGGCGGCGCAGTCGCCTGCCAATGCCGAAGAACTGCGTGCGATGCGCGCCGCTGCCTGGCACAAGCAAGGCATCGTCGTGGTGCCGCTCGACGACATCTACGACGACTGGGATCGTGCGTTCCTGACCGGCATCGCCACCATGCTCTACGGAGCGCGCACCACCGCATCCCGAAAGAGCACACCTTGGGCCGAGGGCGAGGTGATCGACCGGGGTGACGGCGAGACCTGGACGGTAGTGGCTGCCACGGGCAAGTCCGTCACCGTGCAGCGTGACCGCGATGGTGCACTGGCGACCCTTGGGCAACTTGGGGAGGGCCGGCCATGACCAAGAAGACGCAACGCGCCAAGGCACGCGCTGAACGCAAACCACCTATCGGCCACGAACTGATCCGCCCTGATGGCAGCGTGATCCGCTACGTGCGCGAGGAGGACGATGATCAGAAGCCGGTCGACCACTACCGGACGGTGGACACGCTGTCGCTGATGCTCCGAAACGGCAGCATCACCGGCGCCATGCACGACGCCGGGCAGCAGTTCTCGCAGGACTTCGCCCGGGCCTTTGCAAGTGGTGTGGCCAGTAGCCGGCTCGATGGCCTGCCGTGTGGAACAGCCCCCGGCGAGATGCTGATCGAGCGCAACGCCAGTGCCGCTCGTGCGGTTCGGGATGCGCTGGAGGCGGTCGGCGGCAGTGGCAGTCCAGCCGGATCGGCGCTGTGGTACGTGGCTGGGCTGCAGATGTCGATCCGCGATTGGGCACTGCGTGATGGTTGGAACGGCAAGCGTGTCGAGAAGAACGAGGCCAAGGGCATTCTGCTTGCGGCGCTCGGGATGCTGGCTCGGTACTATGGGTATGAACGCTCGGGACAACGGTCGCATCGCACGGCGCACCGGAGCGTGATTTCACCATGACCCGGGGTTGTCCGCCTGCTTGCTGGCAAGTGGGCAGCATTTCCCTCGATCCAGGTGGCGTTAATGGGAACGTATGTGTTACCATTATCCTCAATGAGCTACCAAGTAAAACAACTGCTCCTGCCCGATGGCAGTAGCCCTTACGCAGCGTGGTTTGCCACACTTGATCCAATGGCTGCTGCCAAGGTCAGTGTGGCCGCTGCGCGGATGGAACAGGGCAATCTCTCCAACGTGGAGTGGTTCCGGGGCATTGGTGAGTACAAGATCGATTGGGGGCCAGGCTACCGCATTTACCTGGCCAAAGACGGTCTGAAGATCATTGTCCTGCTCGGCGGTGGCAGCAAGAAGCGCCAGCAGAAAGATATCGATGAGGCGGTCGCCCTGTGGGAAGACTACAAGCGCCGCAAGGCACAAACGAAAAAAGGAGCGTGAACCATGGCATTGACCCGTGATTTCAAAGAAACCGTGGCTGCCCGTGTGCAGAGCGATCCGGCTTTTGCTCAAGCATTGCTCGACGAGGCGATCACCCTGTTCATCGATGGCGAGCCCGATACCGCCAAACTGATCCTGCGTGATCTGGTGAACGCGACGGTCGGCTTCGAGTCGCTGGCCGAGGAAATTCACAAGCCGGCCAAGAGCCTTCATCGGATGCTGTCGGCTTCAGGCAATCCAACCATGAGCAACATCTCGGCGATCTTTGCCGCCATCAAGCGTGCGCTGAAAGTGGAAGTCCACACCAGCGTGGTGATGGCATAAGGTTGGAGACGTCTGGTGAATGCTGCGAGTGAGAAATGTAGGCGCGCGCCAGTTGGTTTATTGCCGGAAGATCGTTGCCGCTTTCTGCTCGACGAGACTCAGTGGGCAGAATTCCAGCGGATGCTGAATCGATCTGTCGTCAACAAGCCACGACTGCGTCAGTTGCTGGCGCAGCCCTGTGTTCTGAACAGCGGACCAAAGCGATGAACATGAAACCGCGCAGCGAGGCCTTGGGAGCCATTCACGAGACGATGGGCGCCTTGCATCAGATCGGCGCTGTGGATCGCGAAACGATGAACGACATCGAATCTGCTTGCCTGATTGATGCGATGCCGTCGCTGCTGAGTGAGCAGCAAGCAGCGGACTATCTGAACGTCTCGGTAGCGTTTGTTCGCCAGCAATTGCAAACCAGAGAGTTGGTTCTTGCCGATGAGCCAGGCGGTTGTTTTCTGAATCGCAACGACGTGGTGGCCTACAAGCAACGCGTGGATGTACAGCGTCGTCAGGCGCTGGACGAGCTCGCCGAACAAGCCCAGGAACTGGATATGGGCTACGGCTTGCGCTGATGTAAAAAATTTCAGCGGGTTTTCCAAAACCTGATTGAAACCCGTCCGGACACAAAGTACAGTATTCACGTACTGCTGATAGCTGCGCCCACCGGGGAGACCTTGGTGGGCGTTGTCGTTTCTGGGCTGGGCGCTCGCCCGTCTGCCCAGCCTTGGAGACTCCCCCCATGAAACTTCTCATCACCCGCCCGGTGGTTATCACCGGCGCTGGCGGCGTGCGCTCGCTCGTCCCTGGCCTCACGGTCGAGGTCGATGCGGCCACTGCTGAACAGATCCTCGACCGTCAGGCAGGCATCCCAGCTGATCCTGCTACCCAGCCCGAGACTCCAGTCACCCCACGTCGCCGGAAATCCGCCGATGCTGAAACTTGATCTCACCGCCGATGTGGCCAAGGCCACCGAGCACCTGTCGGACCTGGCTCAGCAGCACGTTCCGAACGCCGCCGCCAAAGCCCTGACCCGCACGGCGTTCGACGCCCGTGATGCGGTGCGTGATAGCCTGCCCGAGCGCTTCAATCTGCGCCGGCCGTGGATCAGCCGAGGCATTGGTGTGACGCCGGCCAAGCCGCGCACGCTGATGGCTGAGGTCTGGTCGCGGGATCGCTTCATGGCGGCGCAGGAGAGCGGTGGCAGCCATCCCGATGCGCGACCCATTCCGGCCGGGCGGTTGCGCCAGATGGCACAGACCCGGGTGATCCCCAAGAGCCAGTGGCTCGATCAGCTCAAGAACAAGCCAACCGTCTTCTACCGGGCGGGGATGCTGTTCGAGCGCCGTGATGAGCGACGCATCCTGGCGCTCTACCTGCTGCGGCCCAAGGCCCAGATCAAGGTGCAGCCGCGCTTGGGTATGGCCGAGACAGTCCGGAGCGTGGCGCTGCGCGAGTACCAGCGGCAGATGGAACGGGCGCTGCGGGAAGAACTGGCCAAGGCCCAGTGATGGTGGCTGACGCATCTGACACATCTGACGGGTCCTCCCGGGCGATCTAAAAAGCGGGGGACGCGCCAACCACCCGGCTTGCCTAGCGCCAGCGACAAAAAGAGGTTGCCAGTTGCCACCCCTTTCCAGCCTGTTCCACGCCGAGGTGAACCACCCCTGACGATTGATTGACCCGCCCGGCCCGGAGGAATGCGATGGGACTGTCCATCCGGGCCTATGCCCAACACCGTGGCGTGAGCCACACCGCTGTGGCCAAGGCCATCAAGGCCGGGCGCATCAGCAAAGAGCCAGACGGCAGCATTGATCCGGCCAAGGCCGACGCCCAGTGGGTGCGCAACACGCTGGCGTCGCAGAACCTGAACACCAGTGTCAGCAAACCAGCGCCCAAGGTGGCAACCCCACCTGTTTCCACCCCGGTTGCCACGGGTTCCAGCCGCGAGCTGCCGCCGCCGTTGGAAACCGGCCGGATTTCTGCCCCCGACTACCAGACCAGCCGCGCCATCCGCGAAGCCTACGCCGCGCGCCTCGCCAAGCTCGAGTACGAGGAGCGAACGGCCAAGCTGATCAGCAGCGATGAGGTGGAGATGCGCACCTTCAACCTGGCGCGCCGCCTGCGCGACCGGATGCAGACCTTGCCACGCCGACTCGCAGCCGCCTTGGCCGCCGAGCAAGACCCGCGCGTGATCGAACAACGGCTGGACGATGAAATTCGCCAGGCCCTCGAGGAGCTCTCTCGATAGGTCTGGTTGTGGATCGGATCAGCACACCTTTGAGAGAACCCTATGCAAGACATCGAACTGCACCACTGGCCGGTGGACAAACTCATTCCCTACGGACGCAATCCGCGCAAGAACGACCACGTCATCGAGCAGATGGCCGGTGCCATCCAGGAATTTGGGTTTCGAATCCCGATCATCGCCAAGAGCACCGGTGAGGTGGTTGACGGGCACCTGAGGCTCAAGGCCGCGCTGCACCTGGGGCTGGAGACGGTACCGGTGGTGCTGGCCGACGACCTGACGCCGATGCAGATCAAGGCGTTTCGCATCCTGGCCAACCGCTCGGCCACCTGGGCCGACTGGGATGAGGACCTGCTGCGCCTGGAACTGGAAGAACTGCAGCTCGATGACTTCGATCTGGCGCTCACGGGCTTTGATGACGATGAGATCGCTGAACTGCTGGCCGGCGAGGAGACCACGACCGAAGGCAATACAGACGAAGATGCCGCGCCCGAGGTGCCAGTAGTCCCGGTGTCCAAGCCTGGTGACATCTGGCTCATGGGCAAGCACCGACTGCTGTGTGGTGACAGCACCGATGCTGCGAGCTTTGACCTGCTGATGGCTGGCGAGAAGGCTACGATGGTGTTCACCGATCCGCCCTACAACGTCGACTACGCCAACAGCGCCAAGGACAAAATGCGCGGCACCAACCGCCCGATCCTGAACGACAACCTGGGCGATGGTTTTCAGGACTTTTTGCTCAATGCCTTCAAGCCCACCCTGGCGCATTGCTCGGGTGCCATCTACGTGGCGATGTCCTCCAGTGAACTCGACACCCTGCAAGCAGCCTTCCGTGCTGCTGGCGGCAAATGGTCGACCTTTATTATCTGGGCCAAGAACACCTTTACGCTGGGTCGCTCCGACTACCAGCGTCAGTACGAACCGATCCTCTACGGTTGGCCCGAGGGCGCTACCCGCCACTGGTGCGGCGACCGCGACCAGGGCGATGTGTGGCCCTTCAACAAGCCGCGCGTCAATGACCTGCATCCGACGATGAAGCCCGTGGAGCTGGTCGAGCGGGCGATCCGCAATTCCAGCCGTCCTGGTGACATCGTGCTCGATCCCTTCGGTGGCTCGGGCACCACGCTGATCGCCGCCGAGAAGTCCGGCCGGCAGGCACGACTGATCGAACTCGACCCCAAGTACGTCGATGTGATCGTTCGCCGCTGGCAGGAGTACACCGGCGCACAGGCAGTGCGGGAAGCGGATGGGGTGCGATTCGATGATCTGGTTGGCGCAGCAGAGGCTGCCGATGTCAGCGACGAGCTGGATGCTGAGGAGGCTCTGTAAAGTAGTCCCGCGCCATCATCTCGATGACGGACTCGCCGGTGGGGCGGGTGGCCGTTCTGCCAGTGGGCAGGTAACGGCGTTCCTGGTGGGTGACGGCGGCAATCGTTCGACCGCGCCACTCCAGATTGATCAGGCAGGAGCCGCGTGGCCGCTGGTTGGCATCGAAGCGCAGGGCGCGCACCGTGCGGGTCATGGCTCAAGCCGCCAGGGATTCTTCGATGATCTCGCAGTGGATCACGAAGCCGGTGAGGTAAGGCAGGCCCTTGGGGATGCCGTACTCCTTGCTGGTGCTGCGGCCAATCGTCCAGCCCATCCAGCGCTGGGTGGCTTGCTCAATCGCATCGCTCAGGGTGGCGCCGGCAAAGAGGCCGTTTTGCACATCGTCGGCAAAGTGGCGGCCGTGGCGGCTGTCGAGGAAGGCGCGGACCGACTCGAGCGGCTGGCAGGTGGCATCCGAGATCGCGGTCATGGCCAGAGGCCAAGCGGCATCGGCTTGTTCGTTCATCGTGCCGTAAAAGCCCCAGGCGTCGTTCTGGGTGGCGGGGATCGGGCTGGTGGCGTTCATTTTGAGCTCCTTGCAGGTGGTGTTTCGTTGGGTCTATGAACGCTCTACCCGGATGGAATAGCAAGCAGAAGATCGACTGTTTTCTGATCAAGTTGGGGGTGTGCGACACCATCAACGATCCCTTTTCCTTCACCTCAGCCCAAGCGCGCCACATAGCGGGCGTAATCACTGCCCTCGGGATTGATGTAGAGGTAGGGTCGACCAGGGGCCGTCACTTCCAAGCAAAGGTAGCCACCTTCCGCTCCACCCCCTTTGCCGGCCAGCCAATCCCGCGAGGCCATCAGGCTGCGCGCAAAGACATCGAACTCGGCCGGGGTCATCATCCGGGTCTCGGTCACAAAGACCTTGATCTGGCCATGACCGCCGACCTCATCGAGATCGACCGGCTTGCGGGCAAAGGGCAGGCGCACGCCCAATTCCTCCACGCTCACCGCCTGACCATTGATCGTCAGGGTGCGCGGGGTGCGCTCGATGGTGAGGGTCATGGTGCTCATACGCTGACCTCCTCGGTGATGCGGTAGAGGCGCTGACCCGCACCCGGGGTGCCGGCAGGGCCTTCGATCTTCTCGGAGACGATGTTCAGGCCCAGCTTCTTCTTGAGTGCGCCGGCAAAGGTGCCGCGCACCGTGTGCGCCTGCCAGCCGGTCGCCTCGCAGATCTGCGCAATGGTCACGCCCTCGGGGCGCTTGAGCATTTCGATCACCAGCGCCTGCTTGCTGTGGCCGCGACCGGCAGGGGTGGGTTCGCTAGTTGGGCTGACCAAGGGCTCTGTCGTTGTGATGGCCTTCGGTTCTTGCTCGATGGCGTCATCTGCTGCCAAGGGGATGGGCAACACCTCTTCGGGCTTGGCCTCGCCCTTGATGATGGCCATCGCCGTGCGCGTCAGGCGCCATTGGCCCTCGGCCTGTTCGATCAGGTTTCGGCTGGCAAGGCTGGCGATCATTTTCAGCTTGGCGCCGCCCTTGAGTTCGAGCAGTGGCTCGATCAAGCCATTGGCATCGCAGTGGGCGCGGGTGATCAGGTCAAGCTGGCGTTCGGTGATGGGGGCAATCTGGTTGCTCATGGTGGTTTCTCCTTCGAGGGTGGGTGGAATCAGGCGGACTGCTGGGCCGCTTTCTGACTGGCGGCCAGACCGGCCTGGTAGGCGGCGAGCAGCGCCTCCTTGACGCCCCAGACGCTGACATCGTGGAAGTCCATCGAGTCGCTGTTGCGCGTTTCCAGGGTGTCGATGAAGAGGTGCTCCTGGGCGATCCGGGTCAGCAGTGCATCCAGTGTCTGGGTGGGATTGCGGCGGGTTTTCTGGGTAGTGGTCTGGGTCATTTCAATCTCCGTTGGTGTGCTTGTTTGGCTGTGTGGGCGTGTCTGTATGAACGCTCTGTTCGGCGCAGAAGCCAAGCTCATTCCAGCGATTTCGCATCTATTTCTGCATCAACTTCTTCGCCGAGGGTTTCGGTGAGCGGGTCGGCCTCCGGGTCATCGCCGTCCTCTTCACCCAAGGCCTCGGCGATCTCCTGGATGGTGTCCTCCAGGGTCACCATCGAGCCGCCCAGGTAACCGTGATCACGCGAGAGCGCACAGACGATGTGCGGTATCCAGTAAGCCTCGGCACGCTGCCGGGCGCCGTCGAATCCGGACTGCTTAAGCAGCCATTCGGCGCGTTGTACCGCATCGAGCAATTCGTTCTGGATATCGCGCAGCTCATCGATCAGCAGGGCCTGCTCCGGGCTGTTGGGGTGGTGGTGGCTCATGGCGGTGCTCCTTTCAAAAGCGTGTGTTGATGGGTCCATTCACGCTCTGTTTGCCCCAGAAGCCAAGCGAGTTCTGCTTATTTTTTGAACAATTTTTCAGCGGGGGTGGCGAGTGCTGGACACTGTTGAATCCCTCGTCGAATCGGCCTGGAAACGGGGCCTTGCACCCGACCCCATCCTCACCGTTGATGACTGGGCCAACCGCCACCGGATGCTCTCGTCGGTGGCCTCCGCTGAGCCCGGTCGCTGGTCGACCAGCCGCACGCCGTATCTCAAGGCGGTGATGGAAACGCTGTCGGCCACCTCGCGCGTGGAGCGCGTGGTACTGATGGCCGGGGCGCAGATTGGCAAAACAGAAGCAGGGTTGAACTGGCTGGGCTATGTGATCCACCACGCCCCGGGGCCGATGCTGCTGGTGCAGCCCACGGTCGAAGGCGCCAAGCGCGTCTCCAAACAACGAGTCGATGCGCTGATCGAAGCCAGCCCCGAACTGGCGAACCGGGTCAAAGACCCGAGAAGCCGGGATTCCGGCAACACCCAGCTGATGAAGGAATTCCCCGGTGGCGTGCTGATCATGACCGGCGCCAACTCCGCGGTGGGCTTGCGCTCGATGCCGGTGCGCTACCTGTTTCTCGACGAGGTCGATGGCTATCCGGGCGATGCCGATGGCGAAGGTGATCCGGTGGCGCTCGCGGTGCAGCGCGCGGCCACCTTCGTCAACCGCAAGGTGTATCTGTGCTCAACGCCGACGCTGAAGGGTTTTTCACGCATCGAGGCAGCCTACCTGGAATCGGACCAGCGGGTGTTCGAGGTGCCCTGCGATCACTGTGGCGTGCACAGCCAAATCCTCTGGCGTGACATCAAGTGGCCGACCGGCAAGATGAGTGATGCCGCTTGGCACTGCCCGCAGTGTGAAGGAATTCATCCCGAGTACCGCAAACCTGCGCTGCTCGCCAACGGTCGGTGGACCGCCAAGGCCGAGGGTGACGGCAAGACAGTCGGGTTTCATCTGTCGAGCCTGTATTCGCCATGGCTGACCTGGGGCGAGATCGCCCAGGAACATCACGCTGCCAAGGATGACCCGGTGCGCCTCAAGGTCTGGGTGAACACCAAACTGGCCGAGACCTGGGAAGACCGGGAGGGGGAGACCTTGGACGCTGAAGGCCTGATGGAACGCCGCGAAGCCTATGGGCCGGCCATCCCTGCCGAGGTGGCACTGCTGACCTGCGGCATCGATGTGCAGGACGACCGGCTGGAGTTGGAAGTGGTCGGCTGGGGCCGGGATGAAGAGTCCTGGTCGGTGGACTACAAGGTGCTGTGGGGCGATCCCTCGGCGCCAGACACCTGGTCGCAGCTCGATGCTTACCTCGGTAACCGCTTCGAGCACGAAACCCTGGCCAACGGACTGACCATCGAAGCCGCGTCTCTGGACACCGGCGGCCACCACACGCTGGCGGCCTATGCCTTTTGCAAGGGCCGGGAGCGCAAACGCATCTGGGCGATCAAGGGTGGCTCGGGCAAGCGCCCGATCTGGCCCAGGCGCCCGAGCAAGGCCAACAAGGGCAAGGTCAATCTCTTCACCGTTGGGGTGGATGCGGCCAAGGAGGCGATCTACGCCCGGCTGAAGAAGGAGGCCGGCGCGGGCGCGATGCATTTCCCGCTGGACCGCGATGCCCAGTATTTCGAGCAGCTCACCGCCGAGCGCATCCGCACCCGCTACGTGAAAGGGTTCCCGCAACGCTTCTGGTGGAAGCCGGACGGGCGGCGCAACGAAGCGCTGGACTGCCGGGTGTACGCCTACGCCGCGCTACACGGCCTGCTGTCGATGGGGCTGAACCTGAACAAGCGGGTCGAGGCGCTGCCGCCGATGCCGGCCAATCGCAAACCAGCCAGCAATGCCACCCCCGTGACGGCACCGATGACCGCCAGCCCGCGCCGTCGGCGCATGGCCATTTCTTCCAACTACCTCTGATACCGCCAGCCTCCCGCTGGCCGGGAGTGCTGTCCATGACCCTTGAACAATTGAAGGCCCAGCGTGAGGCGCTGCAGGCCGCGCGCTTCAATGGCGTGCTCACGGTGAAGGCAGGCGACAAGTGGGTCACCTACAAGTCCGATACCGAACTGCAGTCGGCCCTCCATGACCTTGACCGCGAGATTGCTCAACAGGAAGGCCGCCCGCGTGCCCGTCGCATCCGTACTGTATGCGGGAAGGGGTTGTGATGAAGGCCTTCCAGAACCTGCGCCAGAAACTTGGTAGAAAGGTCGGCGCGATGATCGGTGGCTTCGAGGGCGGCTTGTCCGCCCGCCGCCTCAAGACCTTTGCGGCCAGCCGCGCCCACGTCAATACGCTGATCCAGGCGGCTGGCGCCGACATGACCGCCCGTGCCCGGTACCTCATCCGCAACAACGGCTATGCCGCCAATGCGGTCGAGTCCTGGGCGGGCAATGCGGTGGGCACCGGCATCAAGCCCTCGTCGGGTATCGGTGATGCTGTGCTCAAGGAGCGGGTGCAACGCCTGTGGCTGCGCTGGACCGATGAGTCGGATGCTGAGGGGCTGACCGATTTCTATGGTCAGCAACGCCGCGCGGCCCGCGAGCTCTTCATCGCGGGTGAAGTGTTCTTCCGCATCCGGCCGCGCCGGCCAGAGGATGGACTGTCAGTTCCGCTGCAGTTGCAGATGATCCCCGCCGAGATGCTGCCGTTGAATCACAACCAGGCACTGGACAACGGCCACCGCATCCGCCAGGGCATCGAGTTCGACCGCATCGGTCGGCGCGTCGCCTACCACTTTCTGCGCCGCCACCCGGGCGACATCACCGATCCGGGGCTGACTGGTGAGACGGTGCGGGTGCCGGCCGAGTCCGTGCTGCACATCGTCGATCCGGTGGATGCAGGGCAGTTGCGTGGCGTTTCGCGCTTCTCGCCGGCGCTGGTGAAGCTGTTCCTGCTCGACCAGTACGACGACGCCGAACTGGATCGCAAGAAGGTGGCGGCGATGTTCGTCGGCTTCGTGCGTCGGCCCGAGCGCGATTTCGACAACAGCGGTGAGACCGACGACCGGGGCGAGCCGCTGCTGCCGCTCGAACCCGGCCAGTTGCAGATCCTGGACGACGGCGAGGACATCACCTTCTCGACGCCCGCCGATGTCGGCGGCAACTACGAGTCCTTCCAGTACCGGACGCTCCTGCAGGTGGCTGCCGCCTTGGGCTTGCCCTACGCGAACCTGTCAGCCGATATGTTGAAGGCCAACTACTCGAACACCCGCGCGGCGCTCTTGGAGTTCCGCCGGCGCATCGAAGCCTTCCAGCATTCGGTGCTGGTGTTTCAGCTATGCCGGGCGGTATGGGGGCGCTGGATGGACACGGCGGTGCTCTCGGGTGCCCTGGATCTCCCGGACTACGAGCAGCGCCGATCTGACTACCTGGACTGCAGCTGGCTGCCACCGCGCTGGGACTGGGTCGATCCCCTCAAAGACATCCGCGCCGAGATCAACGCCATCGAGGCCGGGCTCAAGTCGCGCACCCAGGCGATTGCCGAACGCGGGTTTGATGCCGCGATGGTCGATGCCGAGATCGCCGGTGACCACCGGCGCGAGGACAGCCTGGGACTGCGCTTTGGGCGTGAGCCGGCATCAGCTCCTGCGCAGGCTCCGCCGCCAGCCCCCTCGAACTGAGGAATCCTCATGACCGATTTGCCATACCTGGCGTCCCGCCTTTACGGGACGCCGCTCCTGATTGCGCGCCCCAAACTTGAAGTGATCCTTGGGGTCGTGGCCAGAAAGCTCGCAGGCGACGCGCTGGCCACACCACCGCCGGCCAACGTCGATTCCGGCATGACCGGTGGCCTCCAAATCCTGGAGGGCATCGCCGTCCTCCCGGTCCTCGGCACGCTGGTGCGTCGCTCTTCCTATATCGGCGCGGCCAGTGGCCTGACCAGCTACCACGACATCGAGGCCATGGCCGAACAGGCCTTTGCCGACGGACAAGTGCGCGCCGTGTTGCTGGAGATCGATTCCAGCGGCGGCGAGGCGGGCGGCGTGTTCGATCTGGCCCAGCGCCTACGCCAGCTGGCGCAGTCCTCGGGCAAACCGCTGTGGGCCATCGCCGATGAAGCCGCACTGTCGGCCGCCTACGCCATTGCCTGTGCGGCTGACCGCCTGTGGCTCACCCGCACCGCCGAGGTGGGCTCCATCGGGGTGGTCGCGGTCCACGTCGATGAGTCGGTGGCCGATGCCAAAGCCGGTCTGAATTACACCTTCCTGCACGCAGGTAGACACAAGGTCGATGGCCATCCGCACGCACCACTCCCTGCGCCAGTCGCCGCCGACATCCAGGCCGACATCGAGCAGCTCCATGAGCAGTTCATCAGCCTGGTTGCGGGGTTCCGTCGGTTGACGCCAGATGCCATCCGCAACACCGAGGCCCGCGTCTATCGCGGCGAGGCCGCTCTCCAGGCGAGCCTGGCCGATCAGATCGGCACCCGTTCGGAGGTGCTGGCCGCTCTGCAACGGCAACTCGCCATGAGTGCCGGACGCAGCCTGCGCAACCAGGCCGCCGCACTGTCGGCCACCCGCACCACATCCCGATCCCAACCCTTCCCGAAGGAGATCTCCATGAATGATCACAACCCCGTCACGCCGGTGGACGACACCCAAGAGGACACCACTCCGAATGCAAGTCCGACCCCGGCGCAGTCACCGCACACCCCGCCGCCGCTCGATGAGGCGGCCATCACGGCCCAGGTCGAGCAGCGACTGCGCCGCCAACTCGCGGAGCTGTCCGAGATCGCCGCCCAGGCCAAGCGCCTCGGGGTCACCGTCGATCCCGCGCAGGCCCTGGCGCGCGGCGTCACCCCGGATGCGCTGCGCCAGTCGGTGCTGAAGCAGGCCGCCGAACGTGATGTGGCGCAAGACATCGTGGCCCAAGCCCCGGCGCCCGCATCCACCAAACCTCAATCCGTCACTGACAGCCCGCTGGTCAAGGCGGCCCAAGCCTATGGAGCCCGTAAATGAGCACACCTTTGATTTCTCCTTTGAGCCTCGGTGATCTGGTCAAGCGCGAGTCCGATCCGGACTACACCCGCGAAACCGTGACCTTGAAGGCCGGTGCAGCCTATCCGCTGGGTGCCGTGCTCGGCCGAATCACCGCCACGGGCGTTTATGCCTCTTCGCCGGCTGCCTCCACGACAGGCATCGAGGGCGCCGAGATCGCCTGCGCCGTGCTGCTGCACCCAGTTGCCGCCAGTGACACCGACACCCAGGCGGTGGTGCTCGCGCGCGGCCCCGTGATCGTCGCTGACCGCGCCTTGGTTTTCGATGCGTCGGTCACGGATGCCACCGCCCAATCCCTCAAACACCAGCAACTGGCAGCCCACGGCATCGTGGTGCGTACGGTCGCCTGACCTTATTTCTCAGGAGTCTTGATATGACCGTGATCGTCAATCCTTTCGACGCCGGCGGCTTCACACTGGCCGAGATGTCGGCCGCCATCCAGATGCTGCCCAACCCTTATGGCCGGGTCGGCCAGCTGGGGCTGTTTGCCCCCGAGCCAATTTCCCAGCGCAACGTCACCATCGAGTCCATCGAGGGCGAACTGCGTCTGCTGCCCGCCGTGGCGCCCGGGGCTCCGGCCACCGTCGGCACCACCGACAAGCGTTCGGTGCGCTCGTTTGCCGTACCCCACATCCCGCACAACGATGTGGTGCTGCCCGAGGAGATCCAGGGAATCCGTGGGCTGGGTCTGGCCGCTGGTGAAGACCCGCTGGTCACCGTGATGACCCGCAAACTCGCCCGAATGCGCGCCAAGCACGCGCAGACGCTGGAGTACATGCGCGTGAACGCCTTGCTGGGGATTACCAAGGACGGCGCCGGCAACACTCTCTACGACTGGCACGACGAGTTCGACATCCAGAAGCCCGAGGTGGATTTTGTGTTCGGTGGCGCCGAGGACATGGTCATCCACTGCACCCAGGTGGCCCGCCACATCGAAGAGAACTTGAAGGGCGAGATGATGACCACGATTCATGCGCTGGTCAGCCCCGAGTTCTTCGATGCACTGGTCAAGCACAAGACCGTGAAGGAGGCCTATACCTTCTATCAGGGAACCGCCGGCACCAACCCGCTGCGTGACGATGTGCGCCGGGGCTTCCGCTTTGGCTCCATCCTGTTCGAGGAGTATTTCGGCACGGTGACGCTGGCCAACGGTACATCCGTGCGCCTGATCCCACCGCGCGAAGGGGTGGCCTTCCCGCTGGGCACGCTCGATACCTTCCGCACCTACTTCGCCCCGGCGAACCTGATGGAAGCGGTCGGCACCTATGGGCAGGAGCTCTATGCCCATCAGCTTGCTAGGCCCAACGGCACCGGCGTGGACATCTACACCCAGTCGAATCCGCTGCCCATCGTGAAGCGCCCGGCGCTGACCGTGCGGCTCTTCTCCAGCAATGGCTGGTGATGGTCATGACGGTTTTCGGTGACCTGACCCGGGCCATGTCATCCATCGTGCTCACCACCTTCGGTGAGCCGGTGGTGTTTCACCTTGAGGGGCAAACCGAGGCGCTGCCGGGTCGGGGCGTCTTCACCGCTGCGCACCAGGAGGTGGATGCCAGCACGGGTGTGCCGGTGTCCATGGCTCAGCCGGTGCTCGAAGTCCGTCAAACCGACTTACCCGCCACCCCGACCGAGGGCGATGCCGTCACCGTGCAAGGCGTGCTCTACCTGATCGTCGAGGTGCGCCCCGATGGGCACGGCTTTTTGAAACTGATGCTGCACAAAGGAGGCGGCCATGAAGCATCCACGCACCCTGATCCGTGAGGCGGTGAGGGAACGGCTGGTGGCGCAGTTGCCGGCGATTGATCCGCGCATCAGCGCCAACCGGATCAGCATCCACCGCAGTACACCGCTCTTTGCCGGCAAGCTGCCCGCCATCTTGATTTACACCCGCGATGAGCGCATTGAGGAGCAGCCAAATGCCGATCCGGGCCTGCGCTATCGGAAGCTGGAACTGTCGGTCGAGATCATCGCCAGTGGCGAAACCGCTGCCGAAGAGGCAGATCTCCTGGCGCAAGCGATCGAAGCCATCCTCGATGCTGACGAGACCCTGGGGCTGCTGGTGGAAGGCACGCGCCTGACCCGCACCGAGGTGGATCAGGGCGGAGAGGGTGAGACGCCGGTTCTCGCCGCCCGACTGTCTTTCGAGGTCAGCTACTGGACCAAGCCCGTGATCGATGACGGGGTGCTGCCCCTGCAGGTGCTGGTCAGTTGGGCGCCGGAGATCGGTGTCAGCCATGAGCACAGCTATCAGCCGGTCGGCACCCACTACCGGGAGCCAAGTTCATGAGCGAGCGCAACCTGCATCAGGACATGACCGAGGCCGAGCGGCGCATCAGCAATGTGGCCCTGATGGGTCAGGTGGTGGCCCTCGACACTGCGCGTGCCCGGGTGCGGGTGCAGGCCGGTCCCATCACCACCGGCTGGTTGCCCTTTGCGACGCTGCGCGCCGGACCGGATCGGACCTGGCATCCGCCCGAGCCGGGGGAGCAGGTGCTGCTGGTTGCCCCCGGTGGCGATCTCAATCAGGGCGTGGTGGTGGGTTCGATCTACCGAGCAGACCATCCGGCCCCTGCCGACTCGGAGGACATCTCGCGCACCCTGTTCAAGGACGGCGCGGTGATGGAGTACGACCGCGCCCAGCACCACTGGCGCTTGGCAGTACCGGCGGGCGGCAAGATTGTGTTGGAGATTGGTGCTACCAAACTGGAACTCAGCGATCAGGGGGCAAGGCTCACCGCTCCACGGATTGATCTGAACTGAAGGCGCGATGTGTCGCGAAATTCGAATCGCGACATCAATAGCGTCGCGCAAGACTTTTCCCGACATAAAGGAGGTTGCCATGCCAGCGATAACGCGCTTGGGCGACCACTGTACCGGCCACAGCTGTTTCCCTGCACGCCCCAGTACCTCGGCGGCGGCCTCGGTGTTCATCAATGGCATCGCGGTGCACCGGGTAGGGGATGCTTGGGCGACCCACTGCTGTGGTCCCGCCTGCCACCCCAGCGTGCTGGCTGAAGGTAGCACTTCGGTCTTTGCCGAGGGACAGGCGGTCGGACGGATCGGTGATCCGGTGGCCTGTGGATCAACGGTAGCGCAGGGTTCGTCGAATGTCTTTACGGGAGAATAGGCAACGCACAAGCGCTCTGAGTCACAGGTGACGCGGTGCATCCATGCGGTCATGCAATACCCGAACAACGGCGATACCGTAGTCGGTAATACGGAAGTAGATCATGTGACGCTCAACGCCCCACCGGCGATAGCCTGACCTGATGTGCTCGCAGCTTGGCGCTGTTTTTGGAGCGTCCGCCAACTCAGCAAACGCCGCCGTCAGGAAGTCGATGTAACGATCTGCCTGCTCGACACCCCATTGTCGAACCGTATAGGTCCAGATCGACTCCAGATCACGCTCTGCTGCTGGGGTCAGGCGATATTCAGCCATGGGCGGCCAGCATCCTTTGCTTGAACTCGGCAGGATTGAAACGGCGGGGTTCCCCGCTGGCTTCGCCCTCGATCAGTGCGGCGCGGATCGCTTCGATCTCAGCACTGCGTTCCTGTTCGCGTCTGATCAGATCGCGGATGTACTCGCTGTCGTTGGTGTAGTGTCCCGCATCGATTTGAGCTTTGACCCAGTTGTCCTGCTGATCGGTCAGGGTGATGGTTTTACGCACAGTTCCCATGGTGCAGCCTCCTATGTTGGCATCACTACGAATCAAAAATCATACTATTGGTGCAATATAGCGCAAAACCGCGCAGATTGCCAGCGGGTTCGCAGCACCAAATCAATTTGGGAGTGCCGCAGTGCTTGGAATCAACGCCCAAACCGGCCAGCCCCTGGCTGGCATTGATCACCTACGCCAGAGCATCCGCGACATCCTCACCACCCGTATCGGCACCCGCGTGATGCGCCGTGACTATGGCTCTCGCCTGCCCGCCTTGGTCGACAACCCCATGACCCCAAGGCTTGCCATGGACCTGTATTCGGCCACCGCCGAAGCCCTGGCCCGTTGGGAGCCGCGTTTCAAGCTCACCCGCGTGCGCATTGCTTCGGCCACGGTCGGGCAAGTTGTGCTCGATCTGGAGGGCATCTACCTGCCCGATGGCAAGGCGACCGTGCTTAGCGCACTGGAGGTGTGAATGACGACCCTCAACGATCTGGCGAGTTTGCCGGCGCCAGCAGTGATCGAGCCCTTGTCCTTCGAGACGATCTTCTCGCAACTGCAAACCGAGTTTCAATCGCGCTACCCCGACTATTCGGTGCTCCTGGCCTCGGACCCAGCGGTGAAGTTGCTGGAGGTTGCCGCCTACCGGGAGGTGCTGCTGAGAAACCGAATCAACGCCGCTGCCAAAGCCTCCCTCCTGGCCTTTGCCACCGGCAGCGATCTCGATCACCTCGCGGCTTTCTATGGTGTCACGCGCCTGTTTGATGAGACGGACGAGGCGCTGCGATTTCGCACCCGTCAACGCATCATTGGCTTTGCCAATGCCGGCGGGGCCGCGCACTACCGCTACTGGGCGCTCTCGGCTTCCCCCGGCGTCGCTGATGTCGAGGTCGACAGCCCGGAACCCGGGCGGGTGCGCATCAGCGTGCTGGCCAAGGGAGAGGAGGAGACCGTACCGGATGCCGTGCTGGAGGCTGTCCGTTCGGTGGTGCTGCGCGACGACATCCGGGTGCTCACCGACACGGTCGAGGTGGTGCCGGCGGAGTTGATTCCCGTCGCGGTGACCGCCCGCATCTGGCTCTATCCCGACACGCCAATGGCCGCCTTCGAGGCCATCGCTCCCCGTTTCAAGGATGCACTGGCGGCGCAGTCGGGGCTGGGATGGGATCTGACACCGTCCTGGGTGATTGGCGAGTTGCAGCGCCCCGGCGTGCACAAGGTCGAGCTGCACTCACCCACGACCGACATCCGTGCCAATGCCAACCAGGCGGTGCGGCTCTTGAATCTGAATCTGGAATTTGCCGGGCGGGATCGGTAGCGCCCCCCATCTTGCGCTGGAGGGCACATGACTGCTGACCATCTGCTGCCCGCCAATGCCACACCGCTGGAGCAGGCACTTTCCCTGTCCATCGATTCGCTGTCCCGGCTGGCCCTGCCAGCGGACGCGATCCGCCAGTTCAAGACCGATCCGACTGATCCGCTCTTGCCCTGGCTGATCTGGGAGTTCGGACTGGGCGAGTTGCTGCCGTATTTGCCCGAGCCAAGACAGGCGATTGACGAAGGGATTCTGTGGCAGCGGCTGCGTGGTACGCCGGCCGCACTGTCGACCGCCTTGTCCTGGATCGGGATGCGCGCCACGGTCGAGCAGGAACCGCCCGGTGTTCACTTTGCCGAGTTTCAGCTCGATCCGGGGCAGGTGCTCGACAGCGACACGGCGATTGCCAACCTGATCGCCATTGCCCGACTGTCGGCTCCGGCACGCTCTCGTCTGTCACGGATCTACCACGGCCATGACCTGCGTCGCGTTGTGCTGGACGAGAGTCGACTGGGCGAGGCACTGTTGTCCGATCACAGCGGCGTGTTCTGGCGGGACGGGCAGACCAAGCTGTCGTTTGGCCGGGTGCGCAAATTTGCGCATCCACCCCAAGAGATCATCCTGACGCCCACGCGCGAAGCGACACGCTTTGCGGAGGCGAGGTTGATCGACCGGTATCTGCTCGATTTCTCGGCCCTGGGCGATGCCGGGCATACGCGCAACGAGGAGATCCTGCATTCGCACCTCTTTACGCTGGCCAATGTGCTCGGACTGCCGGAGGCGCAGTCATGGCTGCCTGAGCGTCGCTTCGCACGAGCGATGGTGGTGCTCTCCGACAGCACCCCCCTGGGTGACATCAATGCCAACCTGCCGCGCTTTGCCTGGCGTGAAGAGGGGCAATCGATCACCCTGGGTGGCCGTGACCAGCTCTCTGCCACACCGCATCGGCTGATCCGCATCGAAGTGCTGGAGCGCAACCTTCGTGGACACCCGGGGGACTTAGTCGTGCCAACCCTGAGTCTTCAGGCCCATCGCGACCATCTCGCTGTCCATCGCGTCCAGGCCCGTGCCGATCAGTCGTTGGGGATGTGGACCTTGGGCGAATTGGTGCCCAGCCTGGACCGAGGGTTTGTTCGGCGTGATCACACCCGAGGCAATCCAGCCCTGCCAGATGCGGCTGGCTGGCGGCCACTGCTGTACCAGCGGGCGCAGGTGGTGCTCTCCGAGGTGACGCTGGGCGACGTGAACAGTCGCACCCCACGTCGTGCCATCTATCGCACTCGGCCTATCGCCCGGCTGGGCGATCTCACCTTGGGTCAGACCGCCGAGATCGAATGGCGGCCGCTCACCGAGATGCAAATTTGCACATCGGGTCTGACGTCGCCGTTGCCCTATGCCTTCGAGGAGGCTTGCCCGAGCTTGCTACGCCTGCTGACTCAGGCCGCCGAATCCAGGCTCACAACGCTCCTCGCGCCTTCCCGCTGGTCGCTGAGCAGCGCACGTGCCACCTGGCAAGGCCAGACCTGGACCGGCGTGCGCTGGCCGGCTTCAAGTTGGAACGACACCCGCGAATTGATCGGCACGACACATCAGACGCTGAACTGATCCAGCGGCGCTCTGCAGCGCTGCTGCTTTGTATTTCTCTCTATTCATTTCTGGAGCACCCCATGGCGATTCTGACTGCCAGTGGTCGCGCTGCGCTTGCCGCCGCGATCAAAGAACAAACCTTACATCTCGCCCTGGGCGAGGGTGATCCCTTGTGGGACACCACCAAGGCGATCAGCACCCCGTTTGATGAAGCCGGGGTGATCGAGCTGGGCTTTACGCACCTGGCCGACATCCGAGTGACCTCGCTCGATGACCAGACCGAGTATCTGCTGGACGTCGACTACAGCGCCAACGCCCGTGAAGGTGTGATCCGGCGGCTGCCCGATAGCAGCATCCCAGAACAAGGAGATGTCACCGTCCACTTCAAGGTGGAACACCCGCCCGAATCCATCGGCCAGACGGCGCTGCTGCGTGAGGTTGGTCGCCGCGTGGTCGATGAGGTGCATTTCGTCGCCGCCGACCCCGAGGGTGAGATCGTGGTGCCGACCGGGCGCTATCGCCTCTCGACGGAGCCCACCAACCATCTCTTCATCCGGGTGCGCTTTGACTTCGAGGATGCCGCCACCAGCGTGGTACGCGAGCAAGGCCTCTTCGTCAGTACCCAGACCGATCCCGAGCTCCCCATCGGGCAGAAATTTTTCATTCCGGCCCAGATCACGGATGCCGGAATCCTTCTCGTGTTGCAGAACTCGGTGCCCATCGTGCGCCAGCCCTCGACGCGCGAGACCTTCGAATTCGTTGTCACTTTCTAATCCGCGAGGCCATCCATGATCGAGCGTTACTACAACCTGTTTGACCCGGCCAAGCACTACACCCAGCTGCTGTTTCGCGCGGGCGATGGTCTGCAGTCTCGAGAGTTGAACGAGATCCAGACCACCCTGATCCACCGCCTGCAGGGCGTGGCCGATGCGCTGTTGAAGGACGGGGACATCGTCAGCGGCGCCAACCTGCAGATCGATGCCGACACCGGCTGGGTCACTCTGGAGGCCGGTCGCGTCTATCTGCGCGGCGCGGTGCGCGAAGTACCGGCAGCCTCCTTCACCGTACCGGTCGATGGCCGCGTGGCCGTCGGCGTGCGCTTTACCACCCGCACCGTCACCGAACTGGAAGACCCCACCTTGCGCGAACCAGCGGTGGGCGTGCGCAACTACCAGGAGCCCGGTGCCGGGCGTCTGCAGGAGACGCTCGCCTGGGGCTGGGAAGGTGCGGGCACCAGTGACGGTCAGTCCGGCGACTTTCACGCTGTCTATGCCCTGGACAACGGTCTGCTGGAGAACCGCCGCCAGCCCCCCGTGCTTGATGGCGTGATCGCGGGCCTGGCGCGCTACGACTATGACGCCAACGGGCACTACGTCGTCGACGGGCTGGGCGTCCGGTTTCTGGACACCGACAGCGACAGCCAAGAGCACATCTTTTCCGTGGCGGAGGGGCGCGCCAATATCGATGGCTTCAAGGTCGAACGGACGCAGTCGCAACGCCTGCGGCTCCCCATCGACCCGGATCTGCAACGGGTGTCCAGTGAGCCGCAGGTCTTCAACGATAGTGGCGATGGCTCCATGGTCGTCACGATCAACCGGCCACCGCTCGCCCAAGTGCTCGACATCAAGGTCACCCAGCAAAAGACCGAGACCGTAGCCCATGGCGCCTTCACCGGCAGCCGGGATGTTCTCACCGAGCCCACCGTGGTCGCGGTGCTGGAGGTGACACAAGGTGGCACGACCTATGCCCAGGGCACCGACTACAAGGTAGTCGGGGATGAGATCGACTGGAGCCCGGGTGGCGCCGAACCGGCACCGGGATCGAGCTATCAGGTCACCTACCAGTACATCGCCAGTATTACGCCGACCGACCTGACCGACACCGGCTTCAATGTGACCGGCGTCGTGCAGGGCTCGACGATGTACATCGACTACCAGTGGAAGCTGCCGCGTGTCGATGTGCTGGCGCTCACTGCCGACGGACAGGTCGAACGCATCAAGGGGATCTCGCAGGTCAGGAATCCGGTCGCCCCGACCGTGCCGGGCTCGCGGCTGGCTCTGGCCGAGATCGGCTACGACTGGCGCAGTGGCTCGGAGCCGGTCGTGCGCAACATTGCGATCCGCACCATCAAGGTCTCGGAGCTCACCGCGATGCAGCGCCAGATCGCCGATCTTTACGATCTGATGGCCCTGGAGCGCCTGCGCGTGGATGCCAACATCCGCGAGCCCGCCGCCAAGAAGGGGCTGTTCGTCGACAACTTTCTGGACGACGACCTGCGTGACCAGGGAGTGGCGCAAACCGGCGCGATTGTGGCAGGCGTCTTGACGCTGCCGATCACGGCATCCGCCCAGCACGCCAAGGACAACGGCAATGCGCTGCTCACCTTGGACTACGCCCTCACCCCGGTGATCGAGCAATTGGCCCGCACCGGGTCGATGAAGATCAACCCCTACCAGGCCTTCGAGCCGGTGCCGGCGCGCGTCACGCTCAATCCCGCTGTGGACCAGTTCACGGTGACGAACACCACCTGGCGCTCCACACTGACGGAACGCATCATCACCGGCAGCGGCATTCTCGAGCAGGTGGTGGAGACGCGCTCGCGCACCCAGACCTTGTCACGCTCGGTCGTGGAGGCCGAGTTCCTGCGCACGCTCAATGTGGCCTATGAGGTGCAGGGCTTTGGGCCGAGCGAGGCGCTGGCTGCGTTGCGCTTTGACGGGATGATTCTGGTCCAGCCTGATGGCACGGCTGCCAATACCCAAGGCGTACTCCAAGGCAGCTTCCAGGTCCCCAGCGGCGTACCTTCGGGTTCCAAGCTGGTTGAGTTTTTGGGCGCTGGGGGCAGCTATGGCTCAGCCACCTATGTGGGCAACGGCCAGATCGTCACCCAAGTGCGCCGGCGTATCCGGACCACCGTAGTGCGTCGCTGGGACCCGCTGGCGCAGACCCTCACACTTCCCGAGGCCCGCACCCTCGGTGGACTGGAACTGTGGTTCACCACCAAGGGCGGTGATGCACCGGTGATCGTGCAGATCCGGGAAACCCAAGTGGGCATGCCCACCACCGAGGTGCTCACCGAAGGGCGTCTGGCGGCTGCCGACATCAAGACCGATGGCAATCCAACCCGGATCGCCTTCGATCCGGTGGCGCTGGAAGCCAACCGCGAGTACGCCCTCGTGGTGCTCACCGATGATGCGAACCACGCGGTGTCGGTCGCGGATCTGGGTAAGTACGATCCGCGCACCGGCTGGGTCACCGCCCAGCCTTACCAGATCGGCGTGCTGCTCTCGTCCTCCAATGGCATCACCTGGACGCCGCACCAGACGCAGGACCTGACCTTCCGGCTGCTGGGCTGCCGTTTCACGCAAACGTCTCGGACGGTCAGTCTGGGCCAATACGCAGTGACCGATCTCACGGACTTGATGGCGCTCGCAGGTGTCGAGCGGCCGGCCGCCGGTACCGACGTGCAGTTTCTGGCCACCGATGCCCAAGGGCGCAGCATCACCCTGTCGGAAGACCAAGGGCTGGCACTCACCGAGAAGCTCTCGGGCAACCTGGCGGTGTCGGCCAAGCTCACCGGTACGGAAGTGGCGAGTCCAATCCTCTACCCGGGCACCCAACTGGTGTTCGGCACCTTGGAAGCCGCTGGCGACTACCTGTCGCGGGCCATTGCGGCCGATGCCACCTTCAACGTCGCGGTGACCTTCGATGCCCTGACACCCGGTACGTCCAGCGTGGCGGTGCAGGCCGAGTCCGGCACGCCGGGCAGCTTCATTGAGTTGGCTTTGTCGGCGGGTGAGGAAGTCGGTAACGGCTGGATCGAGCGCACCTACAAGGCCACCGGTCTGTTGGGGGTCGGTGCGGATCGGACCACCCGGGTGAAGCTGGTGCTGGCAGGCTCGCCGCAATACCGGCCCTTCGTGCGCAATCTGCGTGTGATCGTGACCTGATGGGAGGGTGAGTGATGCCAGATGAACGCACTCCGGTGCTGCGCTTGCCCCTGCCGCACCCCGATCACCTGCTGGTCGATGACGTGCTGCGTCTGCGCGAGGCCTTGATGGCGCTGGACGTCCAGGTCGCCGACAAGGCCGCAGTCAACGATGTGCTGAGCCTGCTTGCGCAGGAAGCCAGTACGCGAGCCGATGCCGACCAAGGTCAGCAGGCCGATCTGGCGGCTGCCCGGCAGGCGCTACAGGTTCTGTTCGAGGCCGCGCTGCAAACGTCCGAGACGCAGTGGTCACAGCGCTTTGACGCCTTGGCTGTGCGCACCGTTGACCCGAGTCGTTACCGGCAGGTCTATGCCAACTTCCTGGAGGGGGTCTGATGAGTTACCAGTCAGAACTGATCGCCAAGATCAACGGCCTGGACGCCCAGGCACCGGCCTCCGATCTGTATCTCGCGGCCAAATCGTTGATCGAGATCGGGGTGCAGGACATTCCCCGGGCGTTCACGGAGAACGTCTATGCCCGGCTGCTGCAAGCACAGACCAGCGATCCCTATGAGATCGGGTTTCTCAACAAGATCCTGGCGATGCTCGATGCCTGGGCGGTGACCACGGGCGCGTTTGGGTTCAACGGACAGGTCGTGCCGATCAAGAACGGGGCGCTGATCAGCCCGCCGCTGGATACGAGCTATGTGAAATTCCCGACCCGGCAGTGGGTCTTCGACACCCCGGGCACGCTGGACTTCCTGGCGGTGCACGGTCATGAGCTGCCCGGCTGGATCAAGGACCGCACGTTGCTGCGTGTCAGGGTCTGGGGGGCCGGGGGCAACGGCAGCAAGGGCGGCGGCTCTTCCACCAACGGTTACTACTCGGGCAATGGCGGTGGCGGCGGCGCCTATGCCGAGAGCCTGATTTCGTTCGCGCAACTGTCGGCGGCGCCCACCCTGGTGGTCGGAGCTGCGCCTTCTGGTTCGTCGGCCTTTGTCGGTGTATCAGCCGAAGGCGGTGGAACGGCCACGGCCAATGGCCCGGGCGTGGGTGGGGCCGTGACCTCCGGGATGCTGACTGCACCGGGCGGCAATGGCGCCGGCTACACCAGTACCTCGACCTCGTCGGGGCGGCGCTCCAGTGGTTTTGGTGGCGGCGGTGCCGGTGGTCCTTGGGGACCAGGCAGCGGCCTGAACACCAGCACCGAGAACGGGGGTGGCACAACGGGCGTGCTCGATTCGCCAGCGGCGGCGACCTATCTCAGCGACTGGTGGAGCGAATACCTGCAGTCGCTGGCGGGGCCTGACCCGACGCCGGGTCTCTTTGGTGCCGGTGGTGCGCAGTTTCAGGCAGGTGGCGCCTTTGGGGGCGGCGGGCGCGCGGCGAACGCGGGCATCGCCGCTGGCGGGGGTGGCTGTTCCTATACCGGCGAGACGCCAGGGGCCGGTGGCCACGGTCTGGTCATTGTGGAGAGTTTCCTATGACGTGTTTTGTGCGAGTCGATCAAGAGCGGATCGTGGAAGTCATCGACTTCGATCCGACCGGCATCTATGGGCCGGCCTTCAAGTGGCATCCGTGCGCGCCGCCGGCCCGGGTGGGGATGCGCTACGACGCGCTCACCCGAACTGCCCAGGCCCCAGACGCGGCCCAGGTTTCTCCGGTGCAGTTCAAGCTGCTCTTCACTCCGGCCGAGCGAGTCGCCATCCAGGCGGCGCGTACGACGGACCCCGTGATCGAGGATTTCATGGCGATTGTCGAAGATCCTCGGCTGACCCATGTTGATCTGGGGCTCAAGAGCACCCGGGAGGCGCTGGCCTACCTGAGCGCCCAGGGGTTGATCACGGAGGAACGCGTCCAGGCCATCCTGTCGGGGGTGCTGCAATGAGGGCCGCCCTTCAACACCGCCTGGCGATGCTCGCGGTCTGGGTGCTTTGCCAGATCGCCGCCGTGATTGCGTCCTTGTGGATGCTGGTTGCAGCCCTGGCTGGGAGCAGACGGGCCTGGACCCTGGCGGTCGCCCACGACCAACTGGCCAATGCCGCTTTCGGCGGCCACGAGGACGAGACGCTCTCCAGCCGTGCCGGCAAGGCCGCGCGCAAAGGCAAGCGCTGGGCCTGTGTGCTGTGTCGATTACTCGACCGACTCGATCCGAACCACTGCGAGAAGTCCATCGAGGTCGACGAGGGCAAGCCTGTCGCCTGAGCCTGCCGAGCGGCAAGCTACCCCATTCCCCCGATCCGCCGCTGGCGGATTTTTTACTTTTGGAGCCCACCCATGGCAGATCACTTTCTTCACGGGGTCGAGGTCGTTGAAATCGACAACGGCCCGCGTCCCATTCGCACCGTCCGATCCTCCGTGATCGGCCTCGTCGGCACCGCACCGAATGCCGATGAGCACAGTTTTCCCTTGAACACCCCAGTGCTGATTGCCGGTTCGCGCCTGGAAGCGGCCAAGCTGGGTAGCACCGGCACCTTGCCCATGGCCATCGATGGCATCTTCGATCAGGCAGGCGCGCTGGTGGTGGTGATCCGTGTGGCTGAAGGCGCAACGGAGGCCGAAACGCAAACCAACGTGCTCGGCGGTGTCGACGCGGACGGCCAGTACCTCGGCCTGCAGGCACTCTTGGCGGCGCAGTCGGTCGCCAAGGTCACACCGCGCATCCTGATTGCGCCGGGCTTTACCCATCAGCGCCCCACCGATCCGGACGATGACACCCGCCAGCTGGCGAACCCTGTCGTGGCGGAACTGCTCGGTATTGCCGAACGCCTGCGCGCGGTGATCATCGCCGACGGTCCCAACACCACCGATGCGGCCGCCATCGACTACCGCGAGGATTGGGGCTCGCCGCGCATCTACGTGGTCGATCCGCACGTCAAGGTGATGAAGAATGGGGTGGTGGTGACCGAGGCGGTCTCAGCACGCGTCGCCGGCCTGATCGCCAAGATCGACAACGACCGAGGCTTCTGGTGGTCGCCCTCGAACAACGTCATCAACGGCATCGTCGGCAGCCACCGTCCAGTGGACTTCGCACTCGGCGACCCGAACGCCCGGGCCAACCTGCTCAACGAGAACGAGGTGGCCACCATCATTCAGGAGGATGGCTACCGCCTGTGGGGCAACCGCACCTGTTCCACCGACCCCAAGTGGGCCTTCCTGAGTGTGCGGCGCACCGCAGACATGATCAACGAGTCGCTGCTGCGCGCCCACCTCTGGGCGGTGGATCGCAACATCACCAAAACCTATGTCGAGGAAGTCACCGAAGGGGTCAATGCCTATCTGCGCCAGTTGAAAGCACAAGGCGCGATCCTCGGTGGCAAGTGCTGGGCTGACCCGGATCTGAATTCACCGATGTCGATTGCGGACGGGAAGATTTACTTCAATTTCGACTTCACCCCGCCGTATCCGGCCGAGCACATCATCTTCCGCTCGCACCTGGTCGATGACTATCTCGAGGAGATTCTGTAATGGCTATCGAACTGCCCCGCGTGCTGAAGAACATGAACCTCTTTGTCGATGGTCGCGGCTACGCCGGTCGCATCGACGAGATTCAACTGCCCAAACTCACCCTGAAGACCGAGGAGCACCGCGCCGGTGGCATGGATCTGCCGGTCGAGATCGACCTCGGTATGGAGAAGCTTGAGGCCGAGCTGACGATTGCCGATCACGATCCGGAGGTCTTCAAGCTCTTCGGCCTGCTGGACAACGCCGCGACGCAAATCACCATCCGGGGCGCCATCCAGGCACAGGGGATGGAGGCGAAACCCGTCATCGTCAATCTGCGCGGTGGCTGGAAGGAGCTCGATGCCGGAACCTGGAAGCCGGGCGACAAAAGCACCCTCAAGGTTTCGGTGGCGGCCAGTTACTACAAGCTCGCCATCGATGACGAAGAGTTGATCGAGATCGACGCCATCAACCTGGTGCGCAAAGTCGGCGGCACCGATCAGATGGAAGCCATTCGTACCGCGATTGGTTTGTGATGAACGATAAGGAGAACATCGAATGAGCACTGCCGAACCCATCAAACTGAATTTCCCCATCGAGCACGATGGCGTCCCCATTGCCGATATTGCCCTTCGCCGTCCCACCGTGGGCGACCACCTGGCCGCGCAGAAGGCGGCAGGTACCGACGCCGAGCGCGAGATCCGGCTGATTGCCAACCTGGCCGAGTTGCCGCCGGCTGCGATTCACCAGCTCGATATGAAGGACTACGCCCAGCTGCAGAAGGTGCTGGGCGGTTTTTTGCAGTGAATCCGGGTGAGCTGTCCGCCCTTGTGGTGGAGCTCGCCCTCTACACCCACTGGCCTCGATCCGAGTTGCTTGCCCTGGAGGTGAGTGAGTTGGTCGAGGCCTTGTCATTGGCGCGGCGCCTGTCCGCCGTTCCATCCTCCTGAGGTTTCTTCATGGCCACAGCGCATCCCGTTCAGATCAGTATCGGTGCCACGCTGGCGGCCTCGCTCGGGTCAGCGGTGCGTGGCGCTCAGGCCCAGCTGAACCAGCTGGGTTCGACCATGGCGGAGCTGGGTAACAAGCAGTCGGGCATCCGTCAGCTCGAAACCCTGCGCACCCAAGCTCGGGATGCGGCACTGGCCATGCGCGCGGCGCAGCAGAAGGTTTCCGGACTGGAAGCCAACATCGCCGGGCAGGATGGCGGCGCTACCGCCAAACAAGCCCGCGAACTCGAACGTGCTCGTACCGCCGCCGCCCGCGCCGAGGAAGCCTACCGTCGCCAGCGCTCGGCCGTCGATGAGTTATCGACCTCCCTGCAACGCTCGGGCGTGAATCTGCGTGCCGTCGGTGCCGAGTCAGCCAAGCTGGGCAGCCAGCTCGAGTTGCTGCGTAATCGCACCGACGCCCTGGTGCGCGCACAGCAGGCCCAGGCGAAGAACTTGGAGAACCGCAGCGCCTACCGCGCCCAGATGATGGATGCGGTGGCCTTGGGCGGCGCGCTCTATGGCCTAGTGCAACCGGCGGTCCAGTTCGAGTCGGTGATGGCCGACGTCAAGAAGGTGGTCAATTTCGAGACCCCCGAGCAGTTTGGGCAGATGTCCAAAGATGTGCTCTTGATGTCGACGCGCATCCCGATGGCGGCCGATGGCATTGGGGCCATCGTTGCGGCTGCAGGTCAGGCTGGTATTGCCCGGGATGAACTGCTGCGCTTTGCGGAGGACGCCGCCAAGATGGGCGTGGCCTTCGATCTGTCGGGTCAGCAGGCCGGTGCCGCGATGACGGGCCTGCGCTCGATCTTCGGGCTGACGCAAGACGAGGTGGTGAAGTTGGGTGACGCCATCAACCACCTATCGAACAACATGGATGCCAAGGCGTCCGACCTGCTCAACATCGCCAACCGGGCGGGCTCGACCGCCAAATTGTTCGGGCTGTCTGGCGCACAGCTCAATGCCCTGGGCGCCACCTTCCTCGCCCTGAAAACGCCGCCCGAGGTCGCAGCCACCGGCATCAACGCCTTGCTGATGAAGCTCGCCACTGCCGATAAACAGAACGAGCGATTCCAGCAGGGCCTGCAGGATATCGGGTTGTCGGCCGAGGTCATGAAAGAGATGATCGGCCGCGATGCCCAAGGGGCGCTGACGACCTTCTTGCGGCAGGTCAAAAACGCCCCCGATCTAATGGGCACGCTCTCGGACCTCTTTGGCATGGAGTACGCCGATGACATCGCCAAGCTGGTGGGTTCGATGGATACCTACGAGAAGGCAGTGGGCCTGGTGGCCGATCAGACCGCCTACGCCGGATCGATGCAGGCCGAGTACGAAGCACGTTCGGCCACGACGGCCAACAACCTGCAGCTCTTGAAGAACCAGATGAGCCGGCTGGGCATCACGGTCGGCAATGCACTGCTGCCGGCCTTGAACAACCTCGTGGGCGCGCTGATGGGGCCTATCGACAGCCTCGCCAATTTGGCAGAACGTTTCCCCATCGTCACGCAAGTGGTAGTGGGCGCAGTCGGTGCTGTGCTGGCCTTGAAGGTGGCGACCATCGCCTTGGGCTATGCCTGGACCTTTGTGAAGGGGCCGATCCTTGGGGCGCAGGTGGCGTTTCAGTCGGCTCGGGCAGGCTTGGCGCTGCTGCAGGTGCAGGCGGCTACAACTGGTGCGGGTGCCGGATTGCTGTCGGTGGCTTGGGCGCGCATCCAGACGGGTGCGCTGGGGTTACTCGCCCCGATCAAGTCGGCAGCGTTAGCCTTCTGGTCGATGCTGCCGGCCATTGGTGCCACCACGGCAGCCTTGCTGGCCAACCCGATCACCTGGATCGTGGCGGGGATTGGTGTTGCTGTCGCCGGTCTTGCGTTAGTGATCCGCAAATACTGGGACCCCATCGCTGCCTACGTCGGTGGCGTGTTCGAGGGCATTCGCGCCGTCGTGCAGCCGGCGATCAGCAGTCTTTCCACAGCACTGGCGCCACTAGCGCCCATAGGGACGGCCATTGCCAACGTCTTCGGTTTCATCGCCGATGGCGTGAGCCGGGTGGTGGGCTGGATCGGACAACTGCTTGCGCCGGTGACACTCACCCAAGACGAGTTCGCTTCGCTCTCGACCTCGGGTCAATCGCTCGGGGCTGTGATCGGTGGTGTGTTGAGCACAGCTTTTACTGTCTTGACCCTACCGATCCGGGCCGTGGGCACGCTGGTGGGGTGGGTGATCAACGGCTTTACGGCCTTGGTGTCCTTCTCACCCCTGGCTCTGATCAGCGCCGCCTGGCAGCCGGTGGCGGATTTCATGACCGGTCTCTGGTCGGGTATCACCGCCACCGTCGCTCAAGCCATCGACTGGATCGCCAACAAGATCGGCTGGGTGATGGAGGCCGGCAAGCAGGTCGGCGACTGGTTCGGTTCTCTCTTCGGCAGCGAGAAGCAGGCTGTGCCGACATCCACGGCACCAACATTCTCGCGTCCAGCGGCTATGGGTGGCACTGCCGCGCTGGCTGCGCCGCGTCCAGCTGTCGGTACCGCGCCGGTTGGCATCACGTCGATGTCAGCGGGCAGCCCGGCAGCAGCTAACACCCGGCCGATGGCAATGCCTGCTCAACCGCTGGGTGCGCGTGGCAACACCAGTGTGTCGCTGTCGGCCCCGATCACGGTCAATGCACCGCCCGGGATGGATGCACGCGAGATTGCTGCGCTCATTGAATCGCGTCTGCGCGCCTTGATGCGCGAGACCACCCGTAGTCCGGCGGCAGCGATGTACGACTGATTTTCTGTTTGGAGGTGTGCCATGGCCGAACGTGTGATGTTGGGCCTAGGCGAGTTTCGTTTTGAAATCGCCACGCTCGCTTACCAAAAATTCTCACTCAACCAGTCCTGGCGCTGGCAAGAGCAGGCACGTATCAACCGAGATCCCGCCTTGCAGTTCGTTGGACGCAACGTTGGCGAGATCGAACTCGACGGCGTGATTTACCCGAGCTTCAAAGGCGGCCTGGTGCAGATCGAAGCCATGAGATCCCTTGCTGACGCCGGCAAGCCGCTGCAACTGGTCGATGGTCTGGGTCGTATCTGGGGTGCCTGGGCGATCACGGAGATCGGGGACACCCGAACCGTGTTTGCCGATGACGGCCAGCCCAGGAAGCTGGAGTTCCGCATCAAGCTCAAGGCCTACGGGGAGGATCAGCGATGAGCCGCCCCCTCTTCAAGCGCGTGATCACCCGGGATGGGGATGTGCTCGATGACCTGATCTGGCAGCACTACGGGAGAGGGGATGTACTGGCTTCCGTGCTTGAGGCCAATCCCGCTCTGGCGCAGTTGCCCCCGGTCCTTACCGCTGGCCTGGTGATCGAGCTGCCTGAGCTGCCGTTGCCGGCAGAAGCGCCGGTGATCCGGCTGTGGTCATGAGGGGGCATCGATGCAACCGATCTTCCGTCTCTACGCCGACAGCCAAGAGATCACCGCTGCCATTCGCGACCGGCTGATCGAGCTGGTGGTCACCGACGAAGCCGGCATCCAGTCCGACGAGCTGAAACTGACCCTCGATGATCGTCGCCGTGAGGATAGCGCGATCGCGCAGCTGCCGCGCATCGGCACGGTGCTGACCGTGTTCATGGGCTACGCCGAAACCCGGCTGGTATCGATGGGGCGCTTCATTGTCGACGAGGTCGAGATGCGCTCGCCACCGGCCACGCTGACGGTCTCGGCCAAGGCCGCCGATATGGTCGGGCCGTTTCGCAGCCCCAAGACCCGCTCCTGGGATGCGACCACCCTGGGCCAGCTGGTCGAGGCCATTGCTGCCGAGCATCGGTACGAGGCCAAGATCGATCCCGAACTCGGCGCCATTGCCATCCCGCATCTGGACCAGACCGAGGAATCGGACATGGCGCTGCTCACGCGCCTGGCCGCCAAGCACGATGCCGTGGCCAAAGCCGTGGCGGGGTTTCTCGTGCTGGGCAAGCAAGGGGCGATCAAGACCGTCACCGGCCAGGTGATGCCGACGATCTCTCTCAATGCCAATGAGCTGGCCGAATGGCGCTACCGACACTCGGCGCGCAAACCCGGCGGGAGTGGCTCCACCAGTGACCGCGACACTTCGTCACCACCGACGACAGCAACCGGTGGCACACGCGCCTACTGGTGGGATTTCGAGAAGGGCGAGCGCCGGGAAGTGACAACCGGCCAGCCACCGTTCGAGGAAATCCGCTACGTCCACGCCACGGAAGCCGAGGCCAGGGCGGCAGCGGCCACGCGCAAGAACACCGGCGAACGGGGACAGGGTGAACTGTCGTTCAGCCTGCCTGGCGATCCGAGGCTGGCTGCCGAAGGCCGGCTGTCGATCTCCCCGCGCCCGGGCATACCCACCGACTGGCGCATCAAGCGCGTCGAGCACCGCCTCGGCACCCAGGGCTACACCACTCAGGTCGAGTGCGAGCGCTTCACGGAATCGCCCGTGCCAGTGAATGACGCGCCGACTACAGCCACCACCGAATCCAACAGATAAGGAGACAAGCACTGTGACCCCTGACAAAGATCCTTCGACCTACGGCCTGATCACCTACCTGTGGGTGACCGGGCTGGCCGCCTGGGGTGGCTTGGTCAATTTCTACCGCAAGGTGAAGTCCGGCGAGACCCGGGCTTTCAATGTGGTGGAGCTCATTGGCGAGATCGCCACCTCGGCCTTCGCCGGCCTCATCACCTTCTGGCTGTGCGAGGCCGCGCAGTTCAACCCTCTGGTCACTGCCGCCCTGGTCGGCATCTCTGGCCACATGGGCAGCCAGGCCATCTATCAACTGGAGCGCTGGGCACAAAAGCGCCTGGGCACACCCGTAGAAAGGGAGCGGCCATGAACGCCATCGATACGATCCTCGACGACATCCTTCGCCGGGAAGGCGGCTACGTGAATCACCCCGCCGACCGGGGTGGGCCAACGAACTTCGGCATCACCGCGCAGACGCTGGGTAGCTGGCGCAAGCTGGACCGTCCGGCCTCGGCCGCTGAGGTGCAAGCGCTGACGGAAACGGAGGCCCGCGCCATCTACCGCCAGCAGTACATCACTGGCCCTGGCTTCGAGGCCATGACCCATCCGGCACTGTTGCATCTGCTGGTGGACGCCGGCGTGCATTCAGGGCCGAAGCGGGCGGTGCAGTGGTTGCAGGCTGCGCTCGGTGTCACGGCCGATGGCGTGATCGGTCCCAAGACCCGCGCAGCACTCGCTACCGCCGACCAAGGTGTGCTCTATGGCAAAGTGCTCGGACAGCGCCTGCGCCATCTCGGAAGGCTGATCACCAACGATCCCAGGCAGTCGGCGTTCGCCGCTGGCTGGATGAACCGGATGGCCGAATTCGTGGAGGGCACGGCATGACCCCATTGCTGACCACTTTGGCGCCAGGCCTGCTCGAAGCCGGTAGCCGCCTGATCGACCGCCTGGTGCCGGACCCCGCCGAGCGGGAGAAAGCCAAGCTCGCGCTGCTGCAGGCAGAAGGTCAGTTGGCACTGCAGGAGATGCAGACGAGTCTCTCGGCGATCCTGGCCGAGGCCAACTCGCCGGACCCCTGGACCAGCCGGGCACGCCCGACCTTCCTGTACGTGATCTACGGCGTGATCCTGCTGTGCGTGATGGGCGCCATCATCGGCATCTGGTGGCCAACGCACGTTTTCCAGGCAGCGGAGAACCTGAACAAACTGCTGGGTGCGGTGCCCGAAAGCCTGTGGTGGCTCTTTGGTGCCGGCTACCTTGGCTACACCGGGGCGCGCAGCTTCGACAAGTGGCGTGGGCCGGTACGCTGACCGGTGCTGCCCGACACGACAACCTGACACGACGATCCCCCGATCTCACTGCCTTCACGGGTGGTGGGGTCGGGGGATTTTTGCGTTTGGTGGTGAGTAGACAATTACGCCGATTGCTCGGTACGGGCTTTGAGGATGCTTTCGATCAAGCGATACACAGTCGTCTGCCCGAGGCTTCTTGGCCAGTCGGAGCACGGCGGGTGATCCCGTTTCTTTGCGCGGCGAATGGCATCGTCGATTTGCGACTGACTGATTTTCCGCGTGTCGATGCCCTTGTCGTAGTCCGGAATCCAGCGTTTGAGTCGATCTGTGCAGTCGCGCGATGAGGTGACCCCCGTGCCATCCTCAAAGTGCAGCAGTAACCAGTATTCGAACTTGGGGTTGCTGAGTGCGAAGCCGTAGTTCTCTTGCTGCAATGACCATTGGTGCAGTTGCGTCAGCTGCTCATCGGTCCACTGATCCTTGTCCACCACCAGCCACGCTTCGTCAGACGACTTGAGTCCTTCGCTCTCGAGGTGGTCAGTCATTCGCTTCAATACCTGCGGCGGCGAGCTGTCGTGTTTGCCTTTTAGGCAGCTCACCCGCACGATGGAGGTGTCGTCGGCGAAGATGCCGAAATAAAGCGGCTCGGTTTTGATGCCTTCGGCCGCGATGAGGAACAGCTTCTTGTAGCGCCGCTCTCCCAGCGGTCGCTGGAATTTTCGTCGCTGCGCTGCCACTACTGCACCTCCTCTGCGGCTGAGTTCTCGTCGCTCTCAGCAAAATTGCTGCTGAGCAAAATGCGAGGTATGCCGCCAAGTCGGCCCTGTAAATAGCTCTTGCGGATGTCCTTGTCGTACCGAACATCTTTGTACTCAGCGAAGGAAACCAGCGTCGATGCACCTGTGGGTTTGCGCTCAGCCACCCACATCTCATCACGGCGCAGCAACTGCTGGTCCATCAGCAAGACATCGTGGGTGGTCAGCAGAAGCTGCGAGCGGGTGTCGGCAGAGCAACTGGCCAGGTACGCTTCCAGCAGGCGGCGTGTCAGCAAGGTGTGAAGGCTCCGATCCACCTCATCGATTACGAACACTTTCTTTGATCCGGGAGCCGCGAGTTCCAGGAATGCGGGCAGCAGATCAATGACACGCTGCGACCCATCGGACTCTTGCCGGATCTCGAATTTTGCTTCTGTGCCGTCAGTCTTTGGGTGGTAAGTCACCAGCTTCTTGGCGATCAGATCACCGTTCTTGCGCGTGAAGACGAAGCGCTCGTTCTTATCCGACATCAGGCGAATCGTCATGCCTTCCTTGACGTCCTCCTGAAGCATCATCTTCATGGGTTCAGGCAGGGGAATATTCTCGAAGGGAATATCTTCGCCACCCAGATGTGCAATGCCTGTGTCGAGCTGCGGCAGCATCTCGTTCATCGTGGCATAGAGCGGGTGACCGTCATCGAGGAACTGCTCAAAAGGCTCGAAGCGCGAGTCCGGTGCAACCAAGTCCAGCGTGTCTTTGAACCAGTCATAGACAGGGCGGAAGTTCTCCACCTTCTGGGAAACCGAGTTCGTCAGGAACAGCTGGTTGTCGCGCGTGCCCTTGAACGCAAACTGCAGGAATTGATCCTTTTTCAGCGCCTCGTCGAAGTCGATTTTGTTGCCTCGACGCGAGTAGAGCACCCGCTCGCTGGTGCTGGTGATGACGACCAGCTTCTCGTCCAGGACGGCCTTGCGGTTCACCGAGAAGGCGAACTCGTAGATCGTCTCGTCAATCAGCAGCTCAAAAGCAAAGCGCGAGGGCTTGTCGATGCTGGCGTTGTCCAGACGAAAGCCTTCCACGGCCAAATGGCTATCGGGCTGGGTGCCCTTGACCACCAGCATCTTGGCGAAGTTCAGCGCTTTGAAGAAATTGGTCTTGCCAGAAGCATTGCCACCGTAGATGGCGGCAACCGGCAATACTCGGGTGTTGTACTTCCCGAGCTTGGGCAATCTGTCTCCGTGCTGGCGCTCCCGACTGGCAACCATCGAGAAGGTGACGGAGTCGCGGAAAGACATCCAGTTTTCGACAGAGAAGCTAATGATCATGTGCTTACTCCTTATGAGCGAAAACCGCTTTAGTTGGTCTTAGATTGTACTCGTTAGCCAATTTATATTCAAGTTAAAGAGAAAAAATCTCTTTAACTAGGTCAGGTCAGGGTTGCCGTGTGTACCTGATTCGCTGTCACCACCGGCCGCCGCCTCACGACATTCCCCACCACGTTGACCGCTTCCAGCATCGCCTGCGGCGACAGGTGCGCATAGCGCATCGTCACCTTCGGATCGTGGTGACCCAGAAGCTTTTGCACCTCGTACAGCGACCGCCCTGCATTGACCAGGAAACTGGCGTAGCTGTGGCGCAGGTCGTGCAGCCGCACTTCCTCCAGCCCGACCTTTTTGCGGATCGAGTCCCAGGCGTAGAAGATCGACACCGGCGGCTTCTTGGTCTTGGGGTTGAAGAACACCCAGGGGATGTCCTCCTGCCGGGGCAGCGCCAGCAGCAATTCCACTGCTGCATCCGACAGGGGAATATGGCGCGGCTTCTTCGACTTCGACCGCGCCGCGGGCACCGTCAGCATCCGCCGGTTGAAATCGATCTCGTCCCAACGGGCATCCAGAATTTCCCGCTTGCGGGCGCCGGTGTAGAGCAGCAGCCGGATCACCTGGCCGACCTGCACATTGCGGTTGGTGTCCAACTCGTCAAACAGCCGCTGCACCTCGTCGGTCGTCAGGTAGCGCTCCCGCGCACCGTGGTCCTCGAAGGGCTCAACGCCATCGCAAGGATTGCTCTTGGGCGGCAGGATTTCCCAGCGGATCGCGCAGTTGTAGATGAACTTCATCAGCACGATCATCCGGTTGCAGGTGCCGGCCGCGTAGCCCTTCTCGAACACCGCGTGGTGGAAGGCCACTACATCGGAGCGGGTGATCCGGTTCATCCGAAACTCGGCAAACACTGGCAGCAGGTGATTGCGCAGCATCGTCTCGTCCGTCTCCCAGCTGCGCTTGCGGGTCTTGGCGTAGGGCAGATACCGTTCGGCCACGAAATCCCCGAAGGTCGGCACATCCTTGAAGCGGTGGCTCTCCACTTTCGGGTCGCCGCCCTCGGTCACCATCTGCTTCATCTTGTGCGCCTTGGCCCGGGCGTCCGATACCGAAATCTCATCAGAGCGGCCAATCCGGTTCAACCGAACCTTGCTGGCCGCATCGCGGTAGCGGAAGTAAAAGGTGGCCCCGCCGCTGGCCCGGTGCTCCAGCAGGAAGCCTTTGATCTCCGTATCGAAGTAACTCACAGCCCCGGAGGCAGGCTCGCGACCTGGCAGTGTGGCCAGGAATTCGGTTGTCAACGCTTGTGCAGGCATCGTCGTGCTCCTCTATCTGTTGAGGGTCATGCTACGATACAATGCGCCGTAAAGGACATAAAAAGCGTCTAATAGACGAGAATATTTACCTACCCAAAAAGGAGTCGACCATGATCGACGGAAGACAGATCCGCGCCGCACGCGCGATGCTGGGTTGGAGCCGGGACGACCTGCTCAAGGCCTCGGGCATCTCGATGTCAGCGCTGCTGCGCATGGAAGGGGCACTGGCCGACAGCCGTGGCTCCACGCTCAACAAGGTGGCCAAGGCCCTGACCCTGGCCGGCATCGAATTCGTCACCCGCGATGACGGGGCGATAGGCGTGATCCTCAAGGCACAAAACCCGCCTCAACCGGCACAATGAGCACAGCATCCCGAGCGCCCCAAAAGGCACAAAGGCCACCTGATGAGACACATTGGGTGGCCTTTGCACTAGATGGCTTCGGTTGGTAGGTAGTTGGTACGTCGGATTGGCTGTAAATTGCGTCTATATAGATAGGTGACACGGCTAAGTCTTTGAAAAGACAAAGAAAATATCTGATCAGACTGAAAATATGCCTTTTGCGGTAGGAAAGTGGTCGGAAGTGGGCGCTTCGAGGGCTTCAAAGCGCGCGTAAGTCTTTGACTTATAAAGAGATTGCAGACTAGCTGGCTATTACGCTCACTATTGGTGTGGATAACATCGTCGGCACCTCCGGCAATGACACTATCAACGGCAACTACGACCCGGTTGAGGCATTGCACCAATTCTCCGGCCTGGATGTCATCGACGGCGGTGATGGCACCGACACCCTGGCCCTGACGGATTCTGTTGGCGGCAATCTCGACCTCGGCGTCGCCACCGTCAAGAACGTTGAAGTGCTCAACGTCCGTTCAGTTGGCGCCATCGTTGGCAACGGCGCCACTGCAAACGACGTCGATCTGACCACCTTCGCTTCCGGCCTGACGTCCGCCACCATCGACGTGGCTCAAGCCGCTGCCCTGACCGTGACGGCTGCCACCACCACCGCGCTGAACGTTTCCAGCAACAACGATGTGACCATCGTTGGTGCGGGCGGTGCTCTTGTGATCGATACCGATGGCGACGTGGTTGTGGGTAACAATGGCGCTGCGACTGCCGCCGACATCAACGCCCTGACCTCCGTCAGTGTGACCCAGGTGCTGGCTTCCGCCAAGAAGGCCGACATCACCGACAACAGCGGCGCTGCCGGTGCTATGTAA